ATATAATAATAAATAATATAATATAAATATTATATATAATATATATATTATATATAATATTTATATTATATTATTTATTATTATATACATCTATTATAATAGTATCAATATTATGTCCTTCGGTTCTTGGGTCAAGAACATTAGAAATATGAATTGTATCTTTATTAGTATAAACAACGTTCTTTTCACAAAGAACTTTTATTGCTCTATTTATTGTAATAGCACTACATTTGACTTCATCAGCTATCGCTGCTTTTAGTTCGGCAAGCCTAACATTTGTTCCAGCAAGTACTCCAGCAACAACTCTTCGTTCAATAGCACTAAGATTATATCTACCCCCAATTATAAGAACATACACATCAATCCAATTAGTATCATAACAATTCAAATGTAATATATTGTCATTAGCAACAGTTCTATAATTATCTTTATTTGCATAAACAATATCTTTATTAATTGTATCAGTTTCAAGTTTCATATTATCATAATTTGTTCACTAATATAACATTTTTTGTTCATATAGCCAAAATATTCAATAATTATTTTTATATTTAGGTTCTAAAATATGTTGTTATTAAAGTTATTATTAATGTTAAAACAATTAAAGTTATGAGTAAAAATAATCTTAAAGAAGATATTATTAAAAAGTATTCTAATAAATGTGATGAAAATGTTAGACATTATTATTTTAATAATAGTCGTAGTATAGTGCTTCCTAAAGATTTTAAGAGTCCTATAATTATAAATAGTACTCATTTTTATAAAAAGGTTTTGCAATAAGAAAAATATAGTATTGAATATATTATAGTAAATATAAATTTAAATAGTATTATTTTTATGTAAATTAGTAATGGTGATGATTGTAAAAATGTTTTATATTATATTTGTGTTAAAACAGAAAAAGTATAAGAGGATAAAGTAAATGATGTTATTATAGATTTTAAAAAGAGTAAATAGGTAGGGGTATAATATTATATATATGAGAATAAAGGTGGAGGTATGAATGCAAGTCCCCCCGGTAGTGAAGTAAGACTTGAATACCCCCGTCAACATCTTGGAGTTGCTCGGAGTAATGCTGATAGAATTTTGCTAATTCAAAAAGTATGTATTATGAATATTATCAAAGGTATTATCAAATTTATAGTTTGGGAGATTGTTGTTATTACTCTAATCTGTACTTATTTCTATAATGTAGGATTAGGCTTTGTTTATTTCATTGTCATTGGTATATACGTACTTAGTACTATTGATGACAAAGAAGACAAATAGACTATTAGTAGTGTTGACATTATTGTTGATGCTACTAATAGTCTTTTTAAGTCTCGAAGTAATGCTGATAGAATTTTGCGTTGCAATAGTGCAGCGTATTACTTTTATAAAACATGTACAACTATGGGAAATTTCTTTGCAGATTTTCGTGCAGCTAATGCTGCTAACGCTACTAAGTCGTTTGACGACATTGTTTCTGAACTTTCAGTTAAGGACACTTGCGAGCCTGTTGCTAATCTTCATGTTCTAAACATCGTTACTGACGGTTGTTTTGAGCAAAAGATTGATGAGGTTACTCGTATTCCTGTTACTGTGTTTAAGCCAGAAGAAAAGCGTTATGTTACATTCATACTCGACACTAAGGTTGTTGGTATGGATTACAACGGAGAGAAGGATGAGACTGGTAAGCTTGTTCGTGCTATTGGTTTGACCAATAAGATTTCGATTTCTTATTACGCTCTTCTCGGTGCTTTGAAACGTACTCCTGAGACATTGGTTGCACTGCCTGATATTGTTGCTGATATTAATAAGCTCAATTTCTATTTTGCAGGCGGTTCTATTGATGTTCTTTGCGAATATGTTAAGGCAAATACTCCTTGGCACAATCCATTTGCTTCTGAGCAAGAGGACAAGGCTGTTGCTGAAGACCGTGTGTATCATCATCTTACACGCATTTCTCTCGGTTCGCTTGGTAATGCTAAGCTTAGTGCTATGATTGCCGCTCGCTAATGTTGCTCGTCCAGCTACTATTATGGTAGCTGGACTTGCTTCTTAAGCTATTGTTGTACATGATTACCATTACTTGCTTATAACTATTGCTGTTGTTTGCTTGCGTTTGATTGGCTGACCTTCTCATATTAATGCTGATAGAATGTCGGTTGGGCAGGCTTGGCGAAATGCTGATAGAATGCTGCCGCGTGCGGTGGGTGGGGTTGTGGGTTATATTACTATTTAATTAACTGTTCGTGAAAATATTTATAACAGTTATAACAGATAGTAATAGTTATTATACTAATATTAATCATTCTAAATATAATTATTTTATGAAAAGTACTATTATTAAATTAACTAAAATTACTGTTGCAAAAACTATTAAAGTTAATGCTGTCAAAACTCGTGATATATATGATTATATTACATTCAATGATGGAAGTAATTGTCATATTGCCGAAGATGTTTACGAAAAACTTGTTGAATCAGGTTATATACTTCGTAATCTAACACATGTCATTCGATTCGATACTATTGCCACCAAAGGTGCATTTAGTGTTGATGAAGATGGAAAGACTATAACATTTATGAACTATTAATATAAATATTACTATTATGCTTTTAGATTTTGTTTCTGTTCTTAACTGTGAGTTGCTTGCCAATGTGTCTTGTAATAATTTTGCTAAAGCTCTTACAGTTGCATATTATGAAGATTTTGTTGTTGCAGCAAATAATATGAATGCTATTAGTCATAATAATATTGTTTCTATGATAGAGTTTAAATATAGAGATGATGTAATATGTGTTGGCTATCTTGTTGAGCATGATGATGATAACGACAGATATATTATTGATTTAGATAATGTGTTTATAGGTGTTATCAAATATGATATTAGTAATATTGTTGCTAATTCTGATTATACTTACAGGGCTCATAATAAGACTACTGCTGAAGCTAATTTGTTGTATTCAACATTAAAATCAGTACTATGTTCAAAAATAGTAAAAGAAGCATGATTAGCAATAGGAATAACACTCCCTTTCGGTCGTGCTTTTCCTCCTTAAACTCCTCCAACATCTCCAATTTGTATAAATTACTTACTGCCACTCACCCCACCTCACATAAGTAATTATACATCTTACTCTTCTCCAAATCATTTACTATATTATATAATCTTTTGTATAACTCTCTTCTCAATTCCTTAAAGAAGTTATTCTAAATTATATTGTATAGTAAATGATTCTCCTTTAGTCTGAACTCGTTTCAGCACTATATAAAATAGTAATACTTGTAATATTGATTATATTTATAGTTAGTTTATGAGTTATAACTATTTACACAACATCAAACAAAACATTTTAAACATTTCACATCATGAAAATAATAAAAATAATAAAATCTGTAACATTAGTATTAACTTTGGTTTGTAGTATGCTATTAGTAATACTTTTATGTTTAGCAATACATTTTCCATTGTTGGTAACATCGCCATTACTTTCAGTATTATTAGTAACATCAGCATTAAGCGGTTCTATATGGATAAGTCTATGCTGGAACAATAAATTTACTGATGGCTGTGAATAATAATTTTATTGATGATATTGATATTGTTTGCAAATGTGATAGTAGTTATTAATACTGCTATTGCATTTGTTGTGTTATTTAATATCTATTTCATCATAAAATTAATCATTCGATAAAAATAATTATTGAAAGATTTGGCAGACTGAAAATAATACTCTATATTTGCAGTGTTGAGAGTAATAGTTATGTTGCTCTTATTAATAACAATAATACTAATTTAATTAATTGTACAATTATGAACAAGCAAAGTAATGCAGGTGCTGCTCCTGTTTCTAAGTATGCAGCTAAGAAGAGATTTAATGTTGCTAATGCTAATGCTAATGTAGCTAATGCTAATGCAAATGTTTCACAGAATGATGCAAATGATTCTGAAGAGGAAACTGGTGCTATTGATGATAACTTCCGTGGTCTTCCTCCTGTAGTTAAGAACTTTCCTGAGCATGTAGTTCAGCTTGCTCTTATTATTAAGAATAATGCTGAAATTCGTCGTTTTACTGCTCTTGGTATTCTTAATTATCTATTGCAGAAAGGCGAGATTAGTGGTGACAAACGTTATGTTTCTTTCAAATGGAATAAGTTTGCTGTTAAGGCAAATGGTCTTATGAGAGAATATCCATATACAGAGCCATTTTTCATTAATGCTCTTGTTGCAGCATTTACTTCTTTTAGTGCAAGTGCTCAAACTACTATTGATAATTTCTGTCATAAAGAGATGTCAGTTGGTATTGATAAGGCAGTTGACCAAGAAGAAGTTAATGAAATTCTTGGCATGACTACTTCAAACTCCAATGATGAAGACTAATTACGTGTTTTCGGTATAGCTATTGCTTGTGAAAGTAGTAGCTATTTTATTAAATATTTTCATTCTCATATTCTATGTATAATTGAATTTCTTTTTTGTAGATTGCTAATACTATTACGGTTTGTGAAAATAGTAATAGTTTTTAATTAAAATTTATTGATATGGAAAATATGGATGATTTAAATTCTATATATGGGGGAGATACAATAGACATTCATGGAGAAGTCTTTGATAAAGATTTTGATGAAGTTGGTTTTGACCCTGTTGAAGAAGATGATTCAGATGCTGATGCTGCTGAATTATATGATTATTAAGTTAATCATTCTCCTATGGTGTAATGGTAGCACGACAGTTTTTGGAGCTGTTCGATATGGTTCGAGTCCATATAGGAGAACATGGAGTTGCCATGAGTTGTATTAAACGTAAATCGCATGTTTTAGCACAAGTTATTGTTAATGTTGACAATGCTTGTGCTTTTATTGTATATATATATCAGATATATAGTTTATGTAAGTATATTGCTTTTAATAGCTATTTTTAGCTTTATATTTACATGAACTATATCTGATGATTAATTCATAGGCACGCATAGAATAATGACTGAAATGCCATTTTTTGTTATGTATATTAGTTATTCACCGATGCTCTTGTTGATAGTCATAAACAAGGTGTTGTTATTACTGATGACTGTTTTAATCAACATATTATTAACATTTAAAAATTACGTAAAATGACAAAGAAAGTTAGTTATGATGAAGTAAGTGTTGCAAAATCACTTAGTAGAAAAAGTAGTATTAAGGTTTATCCTCATGTTAAGACCATTGCTATTAAAAAAGGAGCAACTGATGTTGGTAATGGTAGTTGGGGAAAGATTGACTATCTATGTAAAGTTCATGGATATGTTTATGTATTTTCTGATTCTGTTGGTAAGTCTATTAAAGATGTTCAAGAAGATTCTGACGATAGTTCTGTTATAAACAAAAAAGCTGCTAAGCGACAAGCTAAATTAAATATGGCTGCTGCTACTAAAGCAGTTATGCACAAAATAAGAAAATGATGAGTATATGCCAACATTTAATTTTTCGGTTGTCGATGTGGTTAAGAAAAAAGTGCCACAAAAAGTTAAAAGTAATGACGCATATAAAGTTATACAAAAGAAAGTAGTTGGAATTGTTCATGTAGATATTGATGCTAATTATTATGTTATTGTAGATAATCAAAAATATCCTATTGCAGCAGAATGTTATACTTGTAAAGATAAATGTAAACTTTATCGTCAAGGAGAATATGATTATGCAAGAGTTGTTTGGATTAGAGCAATAGATTTTAATAGTATGAATACTAATTATTGGCTTCCATTTACTGTCGGATGTGTTGTTACTGGAGATATTATACATAGTAATAATTTTGATAAATTTGTAATAACCAATGTTACTGACGAAATTACTGATAAAACGCATGAAGCAATGGTTTTTTACAGAGAACATCTTAAAGAAATAAATGATAAAATTAGACAACGTCGGTAAAGACCAAGAAGATAAAACTAAATATAATTTTACCAATGACCAACAAAATGCCATTGATAATATTATTAGTTTTATTGCTGCACCTTTTAATCCTGCAAATTTTATTGTAGGATTGACTGGTGCTGGTGGTACAGGTAAGACATTTATTACTAATTATATTATTTCACATTGTAAATATAGTAGTTCTGTAATTAAATGTACTTCTCCTACACATAAAGCTTGTAGAGTTTTTAGTCAAGCTATTGGTGGAAAATCTGTTGATACTATTCAAAGTGTTTTTGGATTAAGATTGAATCTTAAACTTGAAGATTTTAATCCTAATAATCCACAATTTGACCCTATGGCAAGTCCTAAACTTGATAATGTTAGACTTTTGTTTGTCGATGAGGCTTCTATGCTTCCTGCTAAACTTGTTACATATATCATTAATAAATGTAAGGAAAAAGAGATTAAGATTATATTTATTGGAGATAGTTCTCAGCTTGCTCCTGTAAATGAACTTAAATCTATTGCATTTGATAGATGTGGCAAAGTTAATAGCTTGAATGAAGTTGTTAGACAAGCTCAAGGCAATCCAATTTCTAATCTTCTTGATATGTTGCGTTCTGATATTAAGAATAAAACATATAATTTCATTAAATATGTATCTCAACATGTTGGTGATTTAGATATTAATGAAAAACAAGAAGGTTATTATATTGTTGGGCAATCAGAGTTTAAAGACCTTATAAATAGTCATTTTAGTGATGAAGCATATACGAAAAACATTGATATGTATCGTGTTATTGCTTATACTAATAATCGTGTTTCTGAATGGAATAATTACATTAGAAATACTATTATTAAAGATTCTGATAAGAATATCATAACTAAACATGACTTGATTATGTCTTATGAAACTATTGTTAATGACTTTCTTGAAATTGTAATTAATAATAGTGAAGAATACATAATTAAAGATATTGTTAACTTTGTTGATAGTACTTATAAATTTAAAGGTTTTCTTGTTAAGTTTCAACTTGTTCATGGAGGTATAATTACTAAACCATTATTTGTTATAGACCATCGTGATGCGTTTACTATTCAAATGTATCATAAAACTATTACAAATTTGGTTAATTCTGCTAAGACTGCTCATGGTGGTACTCGTGTTGCTAAATGGAAGCAATATTATGAGTTTAAGAAAAAATATATTTTAGCTGCTAATGTTGTTGACAGGACAGGTAGAATTATTTATAGTAGAGATATTGATTATGGATTTGCTATTACTGCTCATAAATCTCAAGGTAGTACTTATGATACTGTATTTGTCGATTTGAACGATATGATTTATAGTAAAACAGGTACTATTTATACTAATCAAGATGATTTACTTCGTAGACTCTATGTTGCTTGTTCTCGTGCTCATAAAAACTTAGTACTTTGCTATGGGAGTTAAAAAGAAAAAAGCTACTATTCTTGATAAGCATCTTCCTTCTAAATTAGTTATTAATAGAGTAAGAATGTGCGAAAATTGTCCTCTTCATGTTTTTGCTGAGGATGGACAAGTAATTATGTTTGGTGCTGGTAATATATTTGCAAGCACTATCATGGTTCTTCCTCCTTATGATATTAAAGCTAAAGTTGATTATGTTACTATGATTGACTTATTGGAAGATGCTTATAAAGAAATTACAGGATTAGATATATTTGAAGAAACTTATATTACTCGTAGTGTTAAGTGTTTTAGTAAAACTAATTATGATTTAAATACTATTGCTATTAAAGAATGTGCTAACAAATTATATTATGAAATTGTTAGAATACATCCAAATAAAGTAATTGTGTTTGATAAAAATTGTGATATAGATACTATTAAAGCTAATACTAATTGTAACGTTTTACAAGTTATGTCTCCTGCTGTTATGTATTATAATAATACTGAACTTAAAGAAATTTTTATGAAACAACTTAAAGACGCTATAAATGATTCTTAGTTATGGTTATGATATAGAAGTTCTTCCTAATTTCTTTTCTATTACTATTGTCAGTATTAATGATTATCTTAAACAGTTTGAAGATGCGTGTGTTATTAATAAGAAAGGTAAAAAAGAACCTGTCCCTCTTACACAAATTTATACTGTTAAGAAAATCGTTGATAAACTTGATAAAGTTAAGAAATGGAAATTCTATATTACAGATACTGATGATAGTCAATTATTAGACATGCTTGGATTTATTAATCAAATGCAACCGCATTATGATGAAAATCATAAAGCTGTTAGGTCTGATGTATTTGGTTATAATAGTTCTAAGTATGATAAACTAATGATTGCTGCTCTTTTAATGTTTGCCAATCAAACTAATACAACAAAAGAGCTGATTACTAAACTTTATGAAACAAGTAAGAAGATTATTGAAATGCAAGACGATAATGAAGCTGCAAGATATGATTATTTTCTTACTACACTTCGTAAGTTTAATATTCCTTTTGTCGATATTGATGTTATGTCAATATTTGCATTAAACAAAGTTGGTAAAGGAGTTGATAGTAAAGGTAATACTGTTTATTTTGGTAAAAGTCTTAAACAAACTTCTATTAATTTACAATGGTATGAGTTACTTGAACATGAACTTCCTCCAATTAGTGATGCTGATATTGCTTATTATCATAAAGATTATAGATATAAAGGAATGTCTGCTGACCAATTAAATATGCTTATTGATAGATGGGACAGATATGTTATTCCCGAATGGTGTGATAGTATCATGCACTATAATACTAATGATGTGTTTATTTTGTGTGAAATTGTCAGATTATATATTGATGAAATTAGACTTAGATATAATATTTCTAATGTTTATGGAGTCGATGTGTTAAGTAGTTCTCGTAGTAACATTGCTGATAAACTATTTATTAAATTTTATAGTGAATTTAGTGGTCTTGCTGAAAGTCAATGGAGAGGTCGTAAAACAGAACGTACTGCAATGTCTTTTAAACGTGTTATTTTTCCTTTTATTCAATTTAAAACACAAGAATGCCAAGATTTGCTTTCTGAAATGAAGAAAGTTATTGTGTATAGTATTGGAAAGAAAGCACTAAAAGATGTTGCTGTTAAATATCCTGATTTCAAATATCTTAAAACAAGTACTGATAGTGGTTGGTTTGAGATTAAGATTAATAAACTTGTCTATACTATTGCTACTGGTGGACTTCATAGTCAAGATATACCAAGAGAGCTAAAGAGTAAGATAAAGTATATTGATTGTCCCTCTACGGGGGATTTGACACAATCAGATGATATATGGTCTGCTATTACTGATGATAGTTTCATTTATGTACATTGGGATATTGCTTCATTTTATCCTTCAATTATGGATGTATATAAGATTGCTCCAGAACATATGAATCAGAGCATATTTGTGAAACTTATTCATTGGCTTAAAGAAACTCGTGTTCAAGCTAAACATAGTAAAGATGATTATATTGATGGCATTCCTAAAGACTTATTAGCGCAAGTATTAAAAATTGTGATTAATAGTATTTATGGAAAGCTTGGTTTTGAGAAAGGTGATTTATGTGATAGAATTGCTGTTCTTAAAGTTACTATTAATGGTCAACTTATGATTCTTATGCTATGCGAAGAACTTGAATTAAATGGCATTGAAGTAATGAGTGCTAATACTGATGGCATTGTTGTTAAACTTCATAAAAGAAATAAAGAAAAGTTTGAAGAAATTGCTTCTAATTGGAAAAAGATTACTGGACTTGAAGCTGATTCTGAAGAATATAAATGTTATATTAATCGAGATATTAACAATTATGTTATTGAAGAATTAAATGGTAAAGTCAGTTATAAAGGTGCTCTTAATCCAAAAATGTATGCAGTTGATTTACAAAAAGGTTATGACGAGCCTATTGTTGCACAAGCTGTTGTAAATTACTTTTTGAAAGGAAAACCTATTCTTGAAAGTCTATATGAATGTACTAATATTCTTGATTTCTGTAAGACACAAAACGTTAATAGAAACTTTAGAGTAGAATATACTATTGGTGGTAAACGTATTCCAATGCAACAAAATAATAGATATTATGTTACTAATAAAGGAGGTGTACTTGAAAAAATAAAGATTGATACTAAAGGTAGAAGTAATCTTTGTGCTGGTTATCAAGTTTGTATTCTTAATACTCTTGATGATAAACGCATTGAATATAGAAACATTAATTATGGATATTACTATAATGAATGTATAAAGATTATTGACCCTATTAAATTAAATATAAGTCCTAATCAAAAAGGTGATGCAAATAAAGGTATTAAATCAGGCAAAACTCTTATTAAGAAACTATCTGGACAATATGCTTCTCTTTTTGATGATTTAGAAGAATAATATGAAAGGCAAAGATATATTAATAAATACTATTTTAAATGGCTTTCAAAAGAATAATGGTGTTGCAAGTTGTTATTGTTTTAATCAAGATGCTATACCATCATTAGTTAAAGCTGTTGTAGAAAAATATGCTGCTAAACATGAAAAAGGTAGTATATTTATTGGAGTTGATAGTTATGATACTCGTAAGAAGATACTTGCTGAAATTAATAATACTAATACTAATCTTAATAATTGTTTTCTAAGAGTATTAAGTAAAGACTTTATAAATTCTCGTTATTCTTATACTTATGATATTATTATTACTGTTGGATTAAATGATTGTTTTGATGTTATAAATAGACTTTTCCAAGATAGTCATTTTACACTTTCTATATTTACTAAGAATATTATGAATAATGATTTTATAAACAAAGTTCGTAATATTCTTCCTGATATTCCTGTTGGTAATATAGATAGTGTTATAGCACAAGATAATATTTACTCCCCCGTAGAGGAACATCGTTATGGCGTTGGTCTTTCTCCTTGTGCTCTTGAAAAGTATAATAAGTGTACTGAATTTATTAATACTACTATAAGTATTTTCGGAAATTTGGATGTTATTCACAAATGTAAGAATGGTGATAAAGAAAATAATATTAGTAGTGCTTCTTTTCGTAATGATATTGCTCATAAAAATGGTTGGAGTGAAACTCTTGATACTTCTATTGATTTTATTAAACAAATAGATGATGTTTATAATCCTAATATTTTGTTAGAGCGAGCTTGTAATTTCTTTAATATTGCAAAAGAAAGAAGAGATTTGCTTAGTGATAATGTTAATAAGTTAGACATTATTGAAAAAATATGTAGAGATAATAAAGATAAACGTATTCTTATTGTTAGTAAAAATGGTACTTTTGCAGCAGATATTACTAAATATTTAAACAATAAAGGTATTTCTTGTGGAGATTATCATGATTGTATTGATGACGCTCCTCTTGTTGATGATAATGGTATTCCTGTACTTTATAAAAGTGGTGTTAATAAAGGTAAGCCTCGAATTGTCGGCTCTCAATTCCAGTCGTCAACGAATGAGAAACGATTTAATGATAAGACTATCAATGTATTATCTATAAAATGCTCGTCAAATGTGAAGCTAAAAATAGCTTGTGATGCAGTCATTCTGACCTCATGCTTATATGATAATATTATAGATGTGAAAACAAGATTTATTAATGTTGCCTTTATTGGTGTTCCTACAAAAGTGTATAGACTTTATACAAGTAATACTATTGAAAATGAAAAATTGAATACTGAAAAAGTCAATCCGACATTTACTATTATTAATGAAACAGAAAATAATATTGAATATGATGAAAATTCGGGCAATATTATTTTGTAGTTTCGTATATTATTACTATATTTGCAGTGCATTAAGATATTAAACAAGCTCTTTGAAATGTTGCAAGAAACAGAAGAAACACAAGCTCATGTTGATGCTGAATCTCCTAATCAACATGAAGTTAAACATGAAGTTACGAAAGTAGATAACAATCATGGTCAACCTGTTATTAATGGTGGTCTTAATACCATCAATTTCTTCGATAGTAAACAACTTGTTGCTGCTGAGAATTTTCTCACTAAAGTAATGAGAAGTGAAAAAGGAGGAATTAAAAGTGTTAATGATGGTCTTGCTGTTCTAATGAGAGCGCAAGACTTAGGACTACCTTTTAGTACATGTATTGAACATATTCATGTTATCAATGGTAAAACTGGAGTTGATATTCATGTTATTAAAGCATTACTATCGAGGGCAGGAGTAAGTTGGAAATGTCTTAAAGATTATGCTCCTCTGTATGAATATACAGACGGTATTAATGTTTATGTTGATAATGCTTTTCCTGATTATGCAGTTAGATGTATATCTCAAAAAGAAGCAGAAGCTAAAGCTAAAGCTGATATTGAAAAAGGAATAAACGATTTTGTTTATATATATCCTGTTAAATGGTATCAAGATTTTAATGGAAATATATATAAGGATTATCAACTAAATACTAAACAATTTGGTATTGCTGTTAATCGTCAACATGCTAATGAAATTGCTAAAGCAGGTCGTAATCCTGTTTATAGAATAGCTAATAAGCCTGTTGATTATATTACTGAGTATGAGTTTACTCGTACTATTAATGGTAAAGAATTAACCGCTATTGGTAAATTTACTTATAGTGAAGCTCTTACTGCTGATTTGTTTACTAAAGATACTTATAAAAAGTATCCTCGTATTCTTATTAGTCATAGAGCCTTTACCTATGGTGCAAGAGATATTGCATCAGATGTTATCTTTGGAGTTATGGAAACTACTGAACTTAAAATAGTTGCAGGTAGTGAATTTAATGATAAAGATATTGCTTCTATTGAGGATGCAGAAGCAATTGAAATATAAAATGTTATTCTCAATTTTACAACAAATATATTTATAAACTTTTAAAATTTTATTATTATGAAAACAAATGGTTTGAAGTCAATGAGTTTCGGTTTTGCAGTTGTTAATGCTGGTCAGCGTAATGTATCAGTTGAGCCAGAAGTTATTGCAGTGTCTACTGAAGGTAATTTCCGTATTACTCCTCCTGTTTCTAAGGCACTTGGTGTCGGTAATGGTGAGTATGTAATGTTCCTCAACAATGTTGATAATATTGATGCTGCTATTGCTGCTAAAGTTCCTGAGGTTGTTGCTTTCTGTGAGGAGCAAGGTCTTGAGCTTGGTAGTGCAGAAGCTGCAATCGCAATTCATAAGGAGTTTGATATGTGGGCTATTGCCAAGGGTATCATTGAGTATGATACTAAGGGTAATCAGAAGACTACTACAGAGCGTCTTACTAAGAATGATAAGACTAAGTTTGTTTCACAGAACTTCGAAAATATGCTTGCTGCTGCTATGGAGCAGGCTAACGATGAAGTTAAGGATGCTCTTACTCGTGATGGTATTTCTCGTGAGGAGCAGATTGATATTCTGACTGCGTTTGTTACTCCTCGTGAACTTCCTAAGTATAAGGGTTCTAAGGTTGCAAATCCTGCTGGTCTTACAGGTGTTGGTACTTCTTTGAACTTTACTGATAGCAATGTTTGGAAGCAGCTTAAGGCTGATATGGGTGATGATGCTACAAAGTTCAATCGTATCTTTACTGTTGATGTAGAAGAGCTTCAGGATATTGAGCTTTCTAATGGTTATAATACTGTTAGTGTTAAGGCTCTTGTTCTTGGCGATTATACCGATAAAGAGCCAGCTCGTATTGGTAAGGGTTCTGAGGAATAATCTTATTTCAAAGTAGTTTGCCAAGTCGGAGATATAGTTAGTAATAATTGTATCTCCGACTTTATTGTATAATTTAACGTTAAATTTTTAATTAAAGTTTTTATGACAACTAAAAATGTAAATGCAGCACAAGCTGCCACAGAGAATGCTAATGCAGAAGAAGTTAAGAAAGTAGTTCGTAGAGGTTTAGGTAGTGCTCGTGGTACTACTCGTCTCAAATTTACTCATGAACTTGCTAAGCAGAATGGTTTGTTTATTGCACATCTTGAGAGTGTTGCTGTTTCTACTATTCATATTGGTGAAGATAAGACAGGTATGCCTTCATTTAATGGTCTTGACATTCCTAAGCTTTCTCTTACATTTGCTTCTAATGAAGCAGAGCCTGCTAAGCGTCATTATGTAACTCTTTCATTTAATGCTGTTGAATCTAATGCTGAAACTATTCCTGGAGGTAATAAGGAATGGACAGTTAATTCTGTATTTGATTGGCTTAAACATGTTCTTAATGTTTATGTTCTTAAAGGACGTGAACTCAATGAGGAAGAGGAAGCAGCTTTGTCTTTGTCTTATGAAGACTTTGATGAAGATGGTGAGTATGTTCCTGTTGAGCCAGAAACAGTTATTGCTGGTTGGAAGACTCTATTTGAGAATTTTGAGAATATCATGAATAGAGGTAATGATGGTGCTCCTTATTACAAGACTAAGGATGGTAAAGCTATTACTGTTTGGATTAAACTTCTTCGTTATATCAAGTCTGGTAAGAATGGTTGGCGTGCTGTTAGCAATGGTGACCTTACATTCCCTGCTTTTGTAGGAGAAGGATGTATTGAAGTATTTAAGCAGAATACTCCTGCATCTATTCGTATTGATAGTGTTAAGGAAGCTATCATTCCTATGAATGTTGAGAAGCCTAAGACTCCTAATATGCCAGCTAATCCTATGGGTGTTGCTCCTATTATTGGCACAGACATTCCTGTTAGAGACCCAGTAATGGGTAATACTGGATTTGTCAATATTGCTGCTGAAGCTGCTGAAGATGTACCATTTTAAACATTAAGTTAATCTTAGTGTGATATATCGTTTTATTGGGTTTGCTACGTAGAGTTTTCTTCGTGGTGAACCCAATTTTTTTATACACATTATGGGAAGAAACATAAACTCTACTAAACTTACAAAAGAATATGTTCTTAGTAAGGTAAGTCAAATTACTATTTTTAGTACTTATTTAAATCTTTCTGATAAGATTATTCAATATTGTATTGATAGTGGAGAATTAATATGCTCTCCTATTAGAGATGATGTTCATCCTACATGTGGATTTCGTTATGATAAAAAAGGTAAACTTAAATTTAGAGATTTTGCTGGATATTTTTGGGGAGATGCTTTTGATGTTGTGGCTCTTGTTATGACAAATATGTATAATAAGAATTACGATGTTTCTAATAAAGAAGATTTTATTAAAATACTTAGACATATTACTTTTACTTTCAGAAAGATATTTTATGGTAAGGAACAAGATATTAATCTTATTAATGATATAAATAATACTGTTGTTAATATTAAAAATAAAAAGCCAATTATTGAAATTGTTGTTCGAGAATGGAATTTACAAGATGAAGAATATTGGAGACAATTTGGTGTTCCTTTACAATATCTTAATATTAATTTTGTATATCCTATAGAACAATATTATATTAATAGAAATGTTAATCCTGAACCTAAATATTATTATAAAACTTCTGACCCATGTTATGGGTATAATTTAGGTAAAGATAGAAAAGGCATTTATAGTATTAAACTTTATTTTCCTAAAAGAGCTAAAGGTACTACTCGTTTTATAACTAATTGTAATCATCTTGAAGGTATTTATAATCTTGATAAAACTGATTACAATATAATTATTATTACTAAATCTACAAAAGACAGATTAAGTCTTGGAGCGACTATTAATCGTATACTATACCTCTACGGGGGATTAAATATAGGCATTATTAATATTCCACATGAAACTTATCGTCTTCGCCAAAATGAATTTGATTGGCTTTGTAGTAAACTTGCTGTTGATGGTAAAATTGTATCTCTTATGGATAATGATATTACTGGTATATATGAAGCTATTTGGTTAAGAAACAATTATCATATTGAACCTTTTCTTATTCCAAAACAATATAATGCTAAAGATTTTGCTGAACTTGTTTGTAATAATAAAATAGAAATTGTTGGTAAACTTTTAATAAAAACAATTAATTATTTAATGAATTATGGAAAAGACAATAAACCTATTGGGGATAAGAGAGAGGATAGTTCTTTGCCATTCTAACGCCATTAGAGGTAAGTCTATTCCTATTTATATGGAAGCTATTAGTGCGGAAGAAGAAAAACGTATTGATAATTCTAAGAAATATTATGATAATATTCGTTGGAAGCGACCTGATGGTTCTGTTGTAGATGCTAAAGATATTTATCTTTATGGTGAAGTAAATATCGATAATGAAGAAGACATCGATTATATTATTAAATATAATCTTATAGATGATAATAATAATTGGATGTATTCTAATTTTGATTATGATTCTGGAACTTGTACTACTATTAATAGAAGATGTAAATCATATCCTACTTGGGATGTTCTTACATGGTTTCTTTATAATTATGTTCTTATTGGTAAGCCTCAACGTATTATTATTTATAAAAACCCTATAATGATTAAGAAATGAATACAAGAGATTATGATATTCCTCGTTATCTTGTTCAATATGAGATAAATGGAGAAGTACGCGATGCTGCTACAACTTATGATTATAAGGATGCAAAAAAGATGTATGATAGTATTATTGATAAATATAATAAACTTAATACACCTATTAAAGCACGTATCCATGATTATTTCAAAGAAGCGGATATAGAAACTTATGACACTGAATCTGAAATTTGTTAATCCAATTAATGATAAAGATGAAGAATTAATTGTTAAATATCCAATTGTTGATGCAAGTTATTATAAATATCTTAAACCATTTTATAATGATAATGATATTTGTAAAATACTTGATGATTTACTGGATGTATTAGATTGTACTATTGTTACTAAGATTGGAAGAGTTTGTACTACATCTGCATTTATTTATGAAGATAGACTTTCTTCTTATTATTATTATTTAAGTCATATTATTAATCAACTATTATATAATCAATACATTGATAAACTTATTAATAGACATGTTGATAATATTGTTTTTGAAAGTACTTATATTCCTGTTGGAACTGTTTCTGTTAAAATTAAACGTAAACGTAATAAGAAAGCTCCTAAAGGATTTGCTAGACATGCAACAAAAGATTTAATTACTGGTGAAGATATTTATTTTTATAATAATGATAGAACTGGTGAAGAAATTCGTAGCACAAACCCTAATTTACTTGATACTCTTAATAAACCTAAAAAGAAAAGAGTTGGTGTTCCTATGAGTGCTATGACATGGAATTTTAATATTGCTAAAACTGATGATAAAAATAAATAATGTATGTCATATTTTGATTATCAATTAAATTGTTATCATAAGATGTTAGGTTTTAATTATCAATTAGGTTATTATCGTAGAAATAATTTTGGTCAGCCTTGTGTATGGTATGCAAGACCACTTGATGATGATTCTATTATTGTTTTTCATGGCATTGTAGGTAAAACCATTACAAGTGAAATTATACATATCAATCGTAAGCCTACTGATGAAATTAAATCTCGTGTTAATGCTAAAAGAAAAACTGGATATAAACTTCTAAGTGAGCTTAAAGATAATGTTTCCTTGCCCGTAGAGGGAGAATTGTTGTCTTATCTTGATACTTATCTTCCTCAATATCGTACTACTGCCGATGGAACATTACTTCCTATGCTTGCTAAAGTTTATGATAATGCTAATAATAAACTTTTTAATAAAGTTCCTTCTTGGTATGGTCAATGGAAGATTAATGGACTTAGATGTTTTATTAGTGCAGAAGTTAATCATAATGATTTCTTTAAGCCTATTGCTCTTAAGTTTCAAAGTAGAGAAGGTACTTATTGGAATAGTTTAGTACATCTTGAAGATTATCTTCTTAGTGTATTAGATAAGCAACTTCTTAATAAAATGGTTGAAGAACATTATATACTTGATGGAGAATTGTATCTTCCTAATCATAGTGTAAATGAAATTAATCATTTTGTTAAAGATGCTAAATGTGCTGAAAATAAACTTCTTCAATATTGGTGTTATGATATTGCTATAGATGATTTTTCTCAAGCAGATAGATTGAATTATATTCAAAATGCGCAAAGTAAGTATGTTAAGATGTTTAAAAGTAAAGATGAACATTTTAATAATACTGAGAGATTAATCATTCTTCCAGTTTATACTATCACTAATGATGTTAATGCTACTTTAAATCGTAATGAATTTATTGATTTAGGATTTGAAGGACTTATTATGCGTAATCCTATTGCTGAATATCAATATGGTAAACGTCAGCTTGGTACTATGGTTAAGTATAAACGTAGTACTGATGGTAAATTTACTATTCTTGATATTTATCCTGAAGGTATTAAACGTAAAAATATTCCTTTATTCCTTTTAAAGAATGATATAAATGATGCTACTTTTGAAGTTCATATTGGAGGAAGTCAAGATTATCAAAGTACATTTTTAAATGAAGATAAGAAACGTGCTACTATTGGAAAACAAATGTATGTTGAATATGGTGAGCGAAGTGGTGTAAATCAAGTGCCATTTCATGTGAAAGATACATTCTTATTATGACCATTGTTAAATACGAACTTATTAGAAGAACTACTGATAAAGATATGCCTTATTTACAAAAAGGACATATTATTATTATTCCTAATATTAGAAAAAAATATAAATACTACTTAGAAGTTAGGAGATATAATCCTACTATTAAAGATTATGAATATTTCCTTTTACTTGGAGAAGATAAGTTTGATATTAATTGTAATACTTGTAAAATTGATAAGTTAGGTAGACTTGTTATTTATTGTAGTAATGAACTTAGAGATATTATGCTTAAAGTTATTAATACTGATACTACTTTTGATTTTGAATATTGCGAAAGTGAGAATGAATATGACGTATGGCAAATAAGCTAATTTAGCTGTTTTTAGCTACATATTTTCATAGTATAGTTAGCATGATTAACTATATCAGTATGAAAATATGTAGCTATTTTTAGCTTCAATAATATTTAATATTTTTCTGTAAAAAGTTAGTTATTTCAAATAAATTTTGTATCTTTAGATATGAGAAGTTATATTATTGGTATTGCTGGAACTAAAGGTTCTGGTAAAGATACGGTCGCAAATATGATTAATTATATATTTGCTAAAGGAGTTACTAATGCTACTTATGCTAATTATGTACTTATGGCTAAAAAGACACAATATACTAAAAGTGATAGAATTATTCATTTTGCCGATGTTCCTAAACAAATTGTATCATTAATGTTTGGTATTCCTGTTAGTAAACTTAATGATAGAATATATAAAGATGAAATGTACTATAATCTTAATAGTGGAACATTCTTAGAGCCAATGAGTGTTGCTTTAAATGTTAGTAAAAGTAGTAAATATACTGTTATTGATATTGATTATCTTACTCATTATAGTCTTGCCGATGCAATTAAACATAATATTGGAAAAACTATTTTTATTAAAGTTCGTACTTTATTACAATATATAGGTACTGAAATTGGTCGTAAACAACTATTTGATGATATTTGGGTTAAAAGATGTATAGCAAATGCTGTAGATGTTGCAGAAGCAAGAAGATTATGTGTTATTGCTGATGTTAGATTTGCAAATGAAGCTAATGCTATCTCAAATATAAGTAATGATTCCCTCTACGGGGGAGTTATTGTATTAAAACGCAATATTAACGATAGTTGTGAACATGAGTCTGAAAATATAGATTTTACTGGTGATTTTGAAATAGTTAATTCTGGGACTTTAATAACTTTATTTTATGAAGTTCTTGATATATGTCAAAAAATAATTTAATTTAAAGCTATGTATATATGTCAACCATCTGTTACAAGGTGGGTTCAAGGCAATGGCTTAGAACCTCTTTGGGAACATATTGCACGATGTGCTCGAGTTTGTTATCAAACTAAAGGAAGAGAAAATGAGAGTGGTTCAGATTTTGTAGATAGAGTTATCTTTAGAAATCTTTCTTATGATGAGATTGCTAAAAACAAAGATTTACAAAAAGAACTTCATCTTAGTGTTCTTGAACATGGTACTGTTTATTTAAAATTTGATTCAAATGTTGCTGATTTTACAGAACTTTTTGAGTTTTATATTGCTAATGAATATAGTAAAATTCTTAATGTAGAACATGATTATTATGTTACTACTAATATGAGAGTTATTATTGAAAATGATAGAATGTCAGATATGCAATACGCTTGTGATTGGACTATTTATCATGAACCTCGTATTACTTATAGTATTATTACTAATATTGGTGCTATTAGAGATATAAATAGACATCGCGTACATTCTATTAGTGAAGAAAGTACAAGATATTGTAGATATACAAGTCCTAAATTTGGTGTAGGTCTTACTTTTGTTAATCTTCCTTGGATAGATTATAATAATCTTGACCCATTTGTTCCTAATGAAATTTATGTTCATGAAAATGGAGGAATTGTTGACCATATGACTAAATGGTGGAATGATTTAGATTGGTATTTTTACTGTCTTGAAGTTATTGAAATTACTTATAAGAAACTTATTTCTTTAGGTTGGACTGCTCAACAAGCAAGTAATGTTCTTCCATTTGCTACTAAGACACAAAGTGTTCATACTGCTTTTTTAAGTGATTGGGAACATTTTATAAAATTGAGATGTGATGAAGTTAGTGGTAAAGTTAGACCTGAAGTTAAAGTTATTGCTGATGATATTAAATCTAATATAAATTTTATAAAAGAACATAATGCTTATGAAAGAAATAAGTTTGAAAAATAAAGGTCAAATTTATTATATTGTTCAAGATTCTGATATAAAATCTGTTGAACTTATTAAAATTATAGCTGATAATATATGTATTGTTAAAGATACTGAAACTAATAAAGAACAATATATACATTCTATTCTTATTTATGATACTGAAGAAGAAGCTTATAAATATTTATTAACAACCTTAAAATACTATAAAGAAGAAGCGGAAGATAATATAAAAGATTTGAAAGAAGAAATAATATCTATAAATAAAAATATAAAAAGATTAAAACAAAAATATGAAAAGAAGAAGTTTAAAGAAGTGGGTAAAGAAGGTTAAATTACAAGAAGAAAGAAATATTCTTGATAATTGTCTTATTAATCCTATTGTATTACAAAAAGTGATTTCTGAAAGTAATCTTTGTAAACATGCTATTGGAGAATTTAGTATTGCTAATTTTGATAAAGATAATTATTGTTCAATGTTTGCTAAAAATGTGATGGAATTACTTGCTGTAATATCATCTCAAGGTCATACTGGTCATAGCATTTCTTATGCTATTAAATTATTTAATTCTCTTGTTAAATATGATATTCTTGCGCCACTTACTTTAAGTGATGATGAATTTGAAAAAGATACTAAAGACCCTATTGATTGTGATAGACAGAATATTCGTAAATCTTCTATATTCAAAAAATCTGATGGTACTATTATAGATATTGATGCTTTTACTAAAATGCCTACAGGAACATATCATTTTAATACTAAACAATGGGAAGAAAATAATAGTAAAATATGTTGGTCAGGAAGTAGATTATACGAACATAAAGATAATATTCTTACTGGTCGCTATTTTAGTAGATGTGCTATTAAAATTAATGATAATGGAACATATACTCCTAAAGAAAAAGTTACTATTCCTTGTATTGAAGTAGAAATAAATGATGGAAATTGGATTATGTGTGTCGCTAAAGATGAAGATAAACTTAAAATTCTTAATAAACAATATAATATTCTTTGGGAAACAGAAGAAAAACTTAAAGGTGTTAATGTTACTGATTGTGAAACTCTTTTAAAATTAAATGTATGAAAAATATAGAATATAAAGCTTTTCAAGCTTTTATTAATAATGATGCTCTTTGTCAACATGCTATTAGTGAATTAAATGCTGCTGGATATTTCAGAACTAATGATAGTTACTATAGAAATATGGCTAATAGAATAATTAAATCTGTAGCTATGTATTCTTTACAATCTCGTACTTGTGTTGACGAACGAGAAATTGAATTGATTAAAATGCTTTCTCTTGGAGAATATATTACTCCTCTTACTCTTAAAAATGATGAATTTAGTTCTATTATTAAAGATGGTTGCTTTGTTAATAAAAGATGCAATCATATTAAATTAGATAAAAATAGTAGAATTTTTAATGAAAAAGCTTTTGATGTTGTTTATCGTCATATTTATTATTATAAGTCTGGCATTTGGAATGATGGTAAAAAGTTTATTATTAATGATGCTACTAAATTAATAGAGATTGATGCTAATAATATTTGTACAGGTAGAATATTAAATAGATGTTATATTAAAGATGAGGAAATAAAACGACATAGTTATTTTCCTAAACGTCCTATTAATATTTCTGTTATTGCTACAAGATATTCTGATGATATAGTTTATTATGTTAGACTTGGTGAAACAGGTCTCAATGTAATAGATAATATTTATGATATAGTCTGGGCAAATAGTGCTACTATTAAAGATAAAATGCTTACTAAATTAGATTATTCAACAATAATGCGTGCGTTTAAAACAATAGAAAAGAAAACTAATAAATAAATAAAAGTTATGGCAAGTCTATATAATATTTCCAGTGAGATTCTTCGTATTTTTGAAAACGTTGAAAACAATGAAGGTGAAATCACTGATGAAGAATATAATTCTCTTGTTATTAAACAAGAAGAATTAAAAACAAAACTTGATTGCTATGTAAAAGCTGTCAAAGAGTTTAATGCGAGTGCTGCTTTCTGTAAAACTGAAAAGAAGTCTATTGATGATAGAAAGAAAATCTATGAAAATAGAGTTCTTCTTTTAAAGAAAGCTATGCTTGATGCTGTTAATAATTTTGGTGAACTTGGCAAGAATAATAAGTTTATTGAACTTGCATCTTGTCGTCTTTACACAAAATCAAGTACTGCTGTTAATGTAGATGAAGATAGAGTTAATCTATTTATGACTCATTTTGAAAAGTTCCTTCGTGAAGTTGTAAATGGAGATGTACTTTATACTGGCGAAGATGTTGACCTACAGGGCATACTTGATGTTATTAATGCTAACATCAAAGCAGAACAAGAATATGGTTTTGTTCCATTTACTTTAAATGATTTAACTACATTTAAGATTGGAATTAAATCTACTGCTACAATTTATGAACTATTTAGAAGTCATAAAGATGCTATATTGGAATATGCACATAATCCTTTTACTTCTGAAATAAGTAATGAAACAGCAAAAGAAGATTGGAAAACAATTATTACTGTTGCTGATGAACAAGGTACTGCTAAACCAACTATGGCTGAGTTAGTTAGAAACGAAAGTTTGATTATTAAATAAGTTATAATGGAAAATCCTTTTATTATTGATGCTAATGATAACGGTCTTTCTATAAAGTTTAAGACAGAAGCTAATATTAAATTAGCTTCTGTTAAAAACAAAGAAAAAAGAGAGATGTTGAAGATGAAATATCAAGAAGTTCTTCATGTTATTAAAGCAATAGAATATAATGAGCCTCAAAGTTTTGAAGATGTTGATTTTATTCTTGAAGTAATAAGTGTTTTAACTCATCATGGAATACTTAGTCCTTTAAGTTTATATGATGACGAGTTTGAACCTATTGCTTGTGAAGGATATTTTGTCAATAAACGTTATTCTTATATTCGTCGTTCTAAAGCTACTGGTTCAATATATAATACTAATGCGTTTAATTGTTTTATTCGTGCTACTTATGATGAACAAGAAAATGAACAAATAGAATGTGTAAAAACTACTATTGGTAGTAGACGTTTATATATTTCTAAAGGTGGAATTATTACTGGAGCTTATATAAAAGATTGTATTATACCTTCTTCTGTTGTTGCAGAACATGAATATTCTGTTCAAGAACCTATTGAGATACCCGTATGTAAAATTATTGATAATAGATACTCTATATATGTGGTAGACCATCGTTGTCCTCAACTTAAATTACTTGCTAAAAAATATGTTAATCCTATTATGGTTGATACTGAAATTAAAAATAAACATTATAATCTTCGTAAATATAAAAAACTTAATAAAGTATGAGCTACGCTGTAAAAGGTGCTCCTTTTAGATATAGAGGAGCTATTAATGTTGAAAATTGTAAGACTGCTGCTGACGTAATGTTAGCAGCAGGTCTTGATTGGAATGTTGCTAAGTGTGAACTTGTTGCTAAAATGCCAGCAATAAGTGATAACCCACAAATTGGAGCATTTGTTAAAGGAGATTCTATGTATCGTGAATGTCCTAATGCTTTTGCAACATATCGTACAGACCATAATATTCCTTTAGGAATTGTTAAAGAAAGATATACTCCTGTACAAAATATGGAAGCTTTTAATTTCTTTAATGGTGCTATTGGTAAAGATAAAGCTATTTGGCAAACTGCTGGATTCTTTGGTAATGGAGAACGCATATTTGTTAGTGCTAAGCTTCCTAAAAATATTCTTGTTAAAGGAGACCCAGTAGAGAATTATCTTGTTTTTACTACATCTCATGATGGTAGTAGCGGAGTTAAAATATTATTTACTCCTATAAGAGTTATTTGTCAAAATACTCTTAATGCTGCTATACGAAATGCTACTAATTATGTCAGCTTTAGACATACTAAGTCTGTTCATGGTAATCTTGATATTGCTGCAGAAATTCTTGGTATTTGTGATAATCAAATTAAATTCTTAAATGAGCAATATAATATTTTAAGAAATACTGAAATATCTGAAAAAGATGCTCAACAAGTATTTGGAAATATCATTCTTAGTGAAGGAGAAATCGATAATTTAAAACAAACTGGTCATACTGTTCAACAAATTATTCATAGAGATTGGGGAGCTATACAAGATAGTGGCATCTCAATGAAGAAAGTTAATGTACTTTCTGAAATGAATAATTATTATTATAATGGCGTTGGTCAACGTGAAATTATTGATACTAAATGGGGTGTTTATAATGCTGTTACTGGATATTATTCTAACATCGACAATAGTGAAGGAACTAAACGTATGGATTCTTTGCTATATGGAGATAAATCTCGTAAAATAGAATTAACAGGTAAACTTTTATTAGTTGCATAAATGGAAACAAAAAATAAACAACAAACAGTTACAACTTCTGATAAAAAAGTTGTTGTTAAAATTAAGAGACTTGTAGATAACGCTGTAATTCCTTTCTATGCTCATGAAGGAGATATGGGTATGGATTTAGTCGCTACGAGTATGGAGTATGATGAAAAACATGATTATATTGTTTATCATACAGGCATTGCTGTAGAACTTCCTAAAGGATATGGAATGGCTTTATTCCCAAGAAGTTCTAATAGAGATACAGATGCTTATATGACAAATCATGTAGGCATTATTGATTCTGGTTATCGTGGAGAAGTTCTTGCATGTTTTAAGAATAGAACTTCTGCACATTCTATTCAACTTTTTAATAAAGCAGCATTTGCTATTAATAGCATTCTTTCTCGTTTTGGTTTAAAGAATCTTCAGATTCCACTTAATGAAAAAGAATTAGAGTTTCCTTATAATCCTGAAGATAAGATTGGACAACTTATTGTATTCCCTTATCCTACAGTAGAGTTTGAAGAAGTAGATGAACTTTCTCCTTCTGAACGTGGAGCAAATGGTCATGGCAGTACAGGTAAAACAGTAAATAAATAAATAATTATGAAAGGTATTATAGTTCAATGTATAGACCTTGAGCCAGCAACTGCGGCTAAGGCTAAAGAAATGGATATTCTTCATATTGATTTAGGAGATACTCCAGGTTATATTGCAACAGATTCTCTTGGTAGAAAGAGTTGGGTAAGCGGAGACGCTGTTCTAAACAATTATTTTATTATAAATAATGACGACTCTATTACTAAAGAAGATGTAGAACGTTTTATTTGGAAGTTTAAAGCAGGAACTGTTGGTAAGAAAACAACAGTAGCAACTGCAACTACTCTTACAGGTTATGAAGTAACCAAAACAAGTGTTTGTGTCAATCCTAAAAATTATGATATTGAAATAGGCAAAGATATTGCTTATAGCAGTATTGTTGATGAACTTTGGGAAAAACTTGGTTTTGTACTTCAATGGGCTATTAACGGAGTTAATCCAAGTAAGACTAAGAATGAAGAATAAGTTGTTCCTCTACAGGCAAGTAGACGTATGCTTACGTTAAATCCCCCGTAGAGGGCTGACTAATGTTTTATCTCTAAATTATATTATAAATGATAACAGTTGGAATTATATTAATATTATTGTTGGTTATATTGGCGTTAATATTGTGTGGACAATTAATAAAGCTAAGAGAGTTGCAAGATAAACTTGCGCTACAAGCTAAGCTTATTGATAAAATAAGTGCTAATGCTAAAGTTATATCAGAAGATATTTCTGATATTAAAAAGAATGTTTATCATTGTAAACAGCAAGGTGGTGTTCTTAAAAGAGTTTATGCTACTATTGCTAATGTTGATAACAATCTTACACTTATATTCAAAAAGTTAGCTGATAATAGCTCTAAAGCGAAAGAGATACAATATCCAATAAAGCGTAAGCATGGCAAAAAGTTTTAGATTATAAAGCTAAAAATAGCTTTTAAATCGAATATTTTGTATAATTGCATGAGTACAAACAAGTGCAGTTTAATTTCATTATCAATAAGAAAAGGCTCAAGAGGCAGGGTAAAACCTGTTTCTTGAGCCTTTTTTTATAAGTACTTATAACACATTAATCTCTTAATGCTTCACCAAGTTTTCTACCAATATTAATTCCAATTTGACTTTCACCAATCTTATAATATTGATTATTACGAGTAATAAGTTGTATTCTATCATAAGGACGAACTCCAGGAATATTACGTCTAAGAAGTACTTCAAGTTTGTTCTTATGAGCATATTGACCTGTTTGATATTCAGGATTATAATCTGGGTCAAATAATGCTTGTGAAATTAAAATAGAAGCTTTAATAAAATCACTTGGACCATTAGCAGAAGCAATAGGACTACTCCAAGTAGTTTTGGCTTCACTAACCAATCCAGCAGGATTATACATTGTAGTATCACTATATAATCTATCAGAAAGATATAATAAAGAAGCAACAAATCCATTATTTCTAATATCGTCATCATCCCACGCAGCATATATAGCCATTACAAATAATACAGCTGAAAGGATAGCAGCATTTTCTGCAAAAGTTCTTCTAATATTTGCTCTTTCATCTTCAGAAAGATTATCCCAATTAAACATCATATTTTGAATAGAATCTATACCAGCAAGCATTGCAGTTTGAATAGAAGCTAATACTATATTAGTATTATTATTTTTAGCTTTTTCTTTAGAAATACTATTCAAATCTACAAATTCAGTACAAAGGAAATCAATAAGGTCTTGATTAGCACCTCTTTCATTACTTCCTCTTGTTTCAGAATAATATCCTTTTCTACGCCAACGTTTCATAATACCAGGATAAAGATGTTTATGATATTGCATAACAATACTACCCCACCATTCTTTTTCAATTTTAGCAGCACCATTTTTATCATATACACCATGTATCTTTTTATTAACTTGAATAACTTTTTCTCTAAATTCTCCAATAAGTTGTTCAAGACCACCAATAGTATTTGTTTTATTTTCACCAACTTTTTCATTAAAGTATTTAATAGCTTCATCAGTAAGTTTAATATGACCATTATCAAAAGTATAAAGACTTTCTATAGTTTTATTTTTATTAAATTCAGCATTAGCATCTTTAAGCATATCTTTACGTTTCTTATGATATTCTTTAGCAATTTGTTTATATAGTTCTCTATTTGCTAATTTGACACTATTTAAGAAATTTCTATTAATATCTTTTCTTCCAGTAATAATATCATATTTACCTTTAATATCATATTTAAGATTATCTCTATATAGATTATAATGTTTTAATAAGCCATTATATTTAGAAAGAACTTCTTGCATTGCTTTCTTTTCAATATCACGAGAATAATCTTTAAAATCTCCAATACGCATAGTTCCTTCACTATCTTGATATAATCTATTAGATTTAAGCATAGCAAGAAGAACAGTATTTTGCATATAATGTTCACCCATAGATTGTAAACTATAAGTAAAATTACGAGCACGTTTAAGATATTTATCAAGATTATTACTTCCTTCTCCATATTGAAGAATTTCATCAAAATCCACAATATTAAAATCTTTAATAAATGCAGAAGTAATGTCAAGAGAATCTTCAGAATAAAGTTTTGCAATAATATTAGGAAGTGCTTTTACATATTGTGCTTTTGCATTTGCTAAATCTTTAAAACTAAAATATTCTTTTGCAAAAGCTTCCATAGCAATATTTACTTCACCAGTAGCAACGTTAGCAATACCTCCATATACGTTAAATACCATATATTTAGCACTTGTTAAATTTTGTAAGAAATTAGCAACTTTTCTTTGAATATTATTTTCATGATATTGTTCAAAAAGAATACGACGAGTAAAATTATGAAGTAAATCAGCAGTATTTTTTTGTTCAGTAGTTCTATAAATAGTATCATCCTTAGTAGAACGTTCTGCATCTTTAGACAAACGTTTATTAAAGATACCTTTAGTCATATAAGCTCTATTCTTTCTAAGGTCTTCAAGAAGCAAATATAAGTAAGGTTTAGCATTTTGTCGAGAATTAAATATAGTAGCATTATGAACAAAATGTTCCATTACTTCTTTCCAATCTCTATTAATATTAGCTTTATCAATTATTTCATTTTGCTTTTTAATCTCTTCATTTTGTTTACGAACATCTTCAAGTTTCTTTTTATATTCTTCCTCTTTCATAGTGCCTCTTTGAGGAAGAGGAATATATTCTCTTGTACCTTTAGCCTTAATAAGAGTAAGCATCTTCATTTCAGCTTCTTTATCATGTGAGTAATCAACTTCATCTTTGAAAGTATCAGATTCAGCACCACTTCTAATACTAATACCAAATAGTCCTCCTACTTGTTCAGCAGCCCAAAGAGCATTAATTTGTTGCTTACGTTCTCTTGGAAGATAACCTTTACTAATAAATTTACGTCCTTGATAAGTAGTAGCATATTTATTGAGAGTTTCAACCCATAAATCTCTCATTTTACGTTCTTTATCAGAAAGTTTAATATTAGAATCATATTTAGGATTGCCTTTTTTATAATTATTAGTAAATTCTTTGTAGTTCTTATTAATATATTCTTCTTTAACAGAACTTTCAACATTTTGACCAGTAGCAATATATTCCACACCAGCATCAAGACTACTACCAGGAATAGCTCTCATTTCAGTCCATATATTAAGAGGTTTATATCTATGAGTGAAAGAATCATAAATATGATTTGCATTAAACCATTTATCATAAGCTTCTTTTCCTTGTGCTAAAGCAGCCTTCTTAGCCTCTTCATAATATTCAGTAGTTTCAAATTCAATATTATCATTAATAAAATTACGAGCAGCAGTTCTATCTTCATCAATCATACTTTCATCAAGAATATCAATATATCCAAATAAATTATAATTAGGAACATATTTTCCTTCAGCATTTTTTTCATGAATTATTTCAATAAATTGAGCGCCTTGTTTAGTATTCATTAATTTTGTTCTATAATAATTCATAGCATCATTATATGCAGCATCATCTATAGCTTCAGTAACAAATTTACTTTCAAATTTATGGTCATAATTAAGTTGAATAGTTCTTAATTCATTATAATACTTAATAAGTGCAACACGGTCTTTATCAGTAACAATATTATCGTTAAATAACATAGAATAATCAAGCCTTCCAGTATTTTTATCTACACATTTACTAAGTATAGAATTAATCTTTTGATTTATTTCCCATTTACGTTTAGTAGTGTCAGAAGGAGCATTTTTCTTTTTAATAGTATTTAAAATAGGACGTTTAATACGAATATCTTTTATAAGAATAGATTCTCCAAGACCGTCATTATACATATTGGTAGTAGCTTGCTCTTCATCAGACTTAAATAATGCAAGTTGCTTTTCAGTAAGTTTTCGAGGGTCAAGTCTTCCATATTCATCAAATACATCTGCGCCTATATTACGAAGACCAACTATACGAGATTTATCGATACGAGAACTTCTATTAGTAAGTATTTTAAATGCTTGTTTAACTTTATCATCGCCTTCTTTACCAAAACTTATTCTACCATTAGTACGAATCCAATCATAAGCTTCTCTATAAGTAGTATTTTGAAGTTTTTCTTCAAGACTATATTCAGGATGTTTATCATTATAAGCATTAATAAAATTCTTATATCTTTCATAATCTTCAGCAAAACCTTCATATTCTTGTCTATCAAAATATTTTTCATAACGTTTAATACGTTCTTGATAATAAAGATTAATATAAGCAGCAGCAGTCTTAGCTTCTTTACTCTTCTCTTCAGAACCAGTATTTCTAAGCCATTGCATCTTTTGTTTAATTTCAGATTTTCTCTTTTTAGTTTCTTCTTCAGTTTCAGTAATTTCAATATCTGAATTATTCAATTGACTTGCAAGCATAGCAAATTGAACATAATAGTCACCAGCTTTTTTAAGAACTTCTTCTCTTGCAGCAATATCTTCTTTATAATATTCATCTACAATTCTTTGATTAGTATTTTCATAATAAAATTTATCACGAGCTAAACTTGCTTCAAGATATTCTCTAAACTTTTGAACACTTTCGTATTTATGTTTACGAGCTTCATTTAAATCATCAATAACTTTTTGTCTATCTTCAAGGAATTTTTGATTAAAATCATCTCTAATACGACCATTCTCACTATCAATAAATTTATTATAATTAAGTTCTCCAGGCTCTTTTTCTATATCAGCAACTTCTTTTTTCCAATTTTCTACATTTTGTTTAGCATCAAAAAGCTCAGCTTTGCTAAATGTTCCCATAACATGTTTAAGAACAACTTGAACTTGTGGATTGGCAATATCCGTAGGGTCAGCAAACCAAGAATCAATAGTACCCAAATCTCCAAATGCTTCACGAAGCTGCATAATATTATCAACAATAGCAGGATTAGTAGAATATTTAGCCATATAAATATTAAATATCTTTTTCATTCCATCAGCAAGCTTTTTATTCTGTCTAACAGAATTAATACTATTAATAATACTTTCTATATCATTTTTAGTATCAAGATTATCAGTAGTTAAATCCAAACTAAATATATCAATAATTCGATTACCAAAAGTAACACCATCAAGAAGAATTTTAGCAACAGTTGGGAATAATTCATCATGCTCTTTAAGAACTTCATAAAATCTATCTTCATCCATAGAATAATCAACACCTTCAATATTAAATTTGTTAAGTCTATTTATAATACCATTGGCAGCAGACTTATAATATCTTGCAGCAGCGCGATAAATGTCTTCTCTATTCTCTTTAAGAGATTCACGACTTTCAGTATCTATTTTATTACGATTAATAGTATTCATAAAAGAATTAGCAATAGAAGAAGAATATTTACGAGCCATATATCTAATTTCATTAATAATAGAAGATGATACAATGTCAACATCTCTACGGGGGAGTACGTCTAAGCTATTTTCATCAGTATCTACAAGCAAATCAGTATTTGCATCCATAATATTTTTATTAGCAGTTTCAGTATCAATTTTAGCTTTTGTTATCTTATAAATAATAGATTTATCAATAATATCTTGACTATTTTCAATATCAGAAATAATAGACAAATATTTACTATCATAGTCTTTTCCACTATTTTTAAGTCGAATATTATATCTAATCCAAGAAGCTAATTTAGGAGTAACTTCCACAGGAGTAATTTCAACAGCCATTACATCATCATCAACCGCTATAAGTTGTGTTGTTTTATTAGTAATATAATTTCTTAATTGTCTATTATTATTAATAATATAATTAGCTTCATTTTCAGTAAACAATTCACTATTATAAATATTAGAAATATCACGAATTAATTTATTTACACCACCTTTAAGATAAATATCTTCTTGTTCTTGTAAATAATTAATTAATTGATAATCATTAATAGTATTATTAAATTCATATTTAAATTTACCAACAGGCTGAATAATAGTTTTAGCTCGTTCTCCTTGATTTAATTCACGAATAACTTCATAATAATAAGAAATATCATTAACTTGATTATATTTTTGATTATAAGAAACATCATAACTCTCATAACTATCAAGTTTATTTAATGGAATAAAATAATATACTTTATATCCATTTTCAGTCTCACCATAACCAGCAATTTTATATAATCTTGAAATTATTGTTTTAGAATTTTGATAATTTATTTTAATATATCCATTAGTATTAGCTCTTGTGTTAGCAATAAATTTTTTAATAGCCCAATTATCGATACTTGCATCAATAACAATCATTCTATCTTGTCTTGTATAAGTAGCAAGATTAGAAATAAAAGAACTATCTGATTCTGTATTATAAGTAACTTCTTTAATCATATTAGAATGACTTCTCATAAAAGTATTAACAAATTTATCATATTCATTAATATCATTCATTTTATTAGTAAAAGCATGAACATCATTTATTATTTTAGAAATAATATTTAATCCTCCATCTTTAGTCTCAGAATATAATACAGTATTAGGAATAATTTTAGAAATATAATTACTCTTAAAATTAAATCCTTCAGCAATAAAAGCATATTTAACTAAATCAATAGCAGCAAGTTTAATCAAAGGATTATGATTAAAATAAGACATATTAAATAGATGATATAAATCTTCTATATCAGATATTTGGTCGTTATAAGAAAGATAATGTCTATTTATACCTTTATAAGTAATATCATTTCTATTATATAATGTAACATTAAGATAATTAAAAATACCAGTATTTTCAGTAAAATGTTTTTGAATAAATAATGTTTTTTGAGCAGGACTTAATCTTTTAAATTTAGCAATATCTTCTTTTGTAGGATTATTTATATCTTCAATATCAAAACTTTCACTAAATCTTCTACCAAAACCAAAAATACGACTACGCTCTGCATTCCAATAAGTATCATTACTTCGAGTTTGTGTATCTTTACGGACTCTACCAATAGTATCAATAGTAATAGGAGCAAGAAGTACACTATCTTCATTATTATAAATATAATTCATTAAAAATCTTTTATATTCTTTATATTCATTTTCAGTAAGACGTCTTCCAATAGTTTCTTCAACTCTTTTTGTTAACGCATCAAAATCAGCAGTTTCAAGCATAAATAGATTTTCATTAGTATTATTACTTGCTAATGTAACATATTGATAAATAGCATCTATTGATTTATATTCAGAATCAGCAATATTTGGAGTAAAAATAGCATTTATGAAACTTTGTTCACCTCTCATTAAAGTATTATCATCTCTTAATTTTTCAATAAGTTCTATAGCTTTTCTATTTTCTCTAATAGATTGTAATGCACCATTTTTATCAACATTTGTTGCTCGCATTAAATTATTAATATTATCAGAAATACGCTTATAATTCATAAAATTAGTAAGCATAGCAAAATCTATAGCAGCTTTATAAACATCATATTCTTCTTTATCTTTAATACGTTCAAACATTTGACTTTTAGATAAAGGAACAGTAATTTCTCGTAAATCTTTAAGAGATTCAATTTCACTTATATCGATTCCATAAATATCATAGAAAGCATCGACAAAATCAGAATTATTTATAAAAGCACTAATAGTATCATTAATTCGAGTATCATTTTTTATAGCTCTAACTTTTTTATTTTTAATATAACCTAAATTAAGTTTTTGAGCAATACTATTAAAAGTCATACTTATTGGGTCAAGAGCAGTATTTTTAAAGAAAACAGAATTAATAAGGTTATCATTCATAACTAATTGAGTAATAACAGGCTGACGCATAAAAGCAATAGTATTTTCATAATCAATACCAAGCATAGAAAGGAGTTTATAAGTAAAAAATGTATATTCGTTAACATTAGGAACAGAACCCATTTTAACAGCATCAAGGTGGTGAGCAGTAGTTTGTGAAGTATAAGTGGTTACATATTCTCCTACAATATTATGATTATTATTACTCCAGCCAAGACGACGAGCAGTAAATATTTTTTTATTAGTTGTTATATTATTTTGTTGATTATATATATCAAGTAAAAGTTTATATGATTTAGGATGACTTTTTTTAAGTTGTTCATTTTCTATAACATCTTTATCTATTTTAGTATCATATGCAATACGTTCATTTTTACTAAGATAAGTAGAATTATTATAAAATTCATTATTTTTAAAAGCTTCTTTAATTCTACTTATTAATTTTTCATCAGTATCATTTATAAATTTATTTATTAAATCATTATTAATAACTTTTGATACATGTTTAGTAACTCTACTTGGTAATATATTATCATATCCATTTAAAATAGAAATAAATTCATTAGGCGTAGTATTTTTTAATAAATTAAATAATCCATTAGTAATATAAAATTCTCCTTTTTTAAAAGGCATATCAGAATAATCATAACCAAATTCATCAAATAGAAAATCTCGAATAACATTTTTAATTTCTTTATTTTCCTTAGTATAAGTTTCAGTTTTATTATATTTAGCAAATTCACTATAAGAAATAGTAATTAATTTATTATCATCAATAGCATCTTCAATTAAAGGTATTAATTTTTTTATACGACGCTCAGACATTTTATATTCATAATCTCTATATAGTTCATTATTTTTATCAACTGCATTAAAATAATCAACAGTATAACGTTTTGTATAATTACCATTATAATCAGAAACATCTTCATCATAACTATCAATAATATCATTTATATTATAATGAATAGCACTATCTTCTACATCATTTTCTATTATTACTTTCACTATATCAGAAGAAAGTTTAGCACGAATTTTATTATTTTTAGACACAAATGTATCAGCAGTAACAGACAAAGCTTTAAGTCGAGCTCCACCCATAGCATCTTCAAAATAATCTAATTGGTCTAATACATTATAAGGACTTTGAGGTTTAGATGTTTTACCAGAAATTTTATCAATAATATCATTAGCTCCATCTTTACCATTAGTAATCTTATCAAAATTAGAACGACCAAGTTGTTCTTCACGAGAAGAAAAGTCTTGCATAATTTTCATCATTCTATCAAGAATGAGATTATTACGAGAACGTCTACTAAGTTGTTGTTCAAAAGGAAGTTTAAGAAATTCTTCATAACTCATTTCTCCTTCACTAACAGCTTTTTGTTCAGCAGTTTCAAATCTTTCTTTTTTTGCTTTATCAAGAAGATTTGATATAATATCAGCTTTTTTAGACCTAAATTCAGTAATATCAACTAATTCAGTAGATTGAACATCATTAACAAAATTAACAATAGCTTGTAAATAATCACAATATTCATTAATATGTTCTATATCTTCTTCTGTAAGAATTTGTTTAATATCAGGATTTTCAACAGTTTTAATAAGATTATCTTTCAATGTAGTATATAATTTAACAATATTAACTTTACCATTATCTTTAAATTCTCTCTTAGCATTAGTTTTTATAATAACTCTTCGAATTGCTCTTGGAAGTGTACTAAAAGCATTTTGTCTTTCATCATCTAATTTTTTAAATTCTTTATTTCTTTTAGCACTTTCTTCATCTTTCATAGCATTAAATAATTCATCTTTTTCTTCAGCAAGTTCTTCAGAAATATCAACTTTTCCAGCTTTAACGTTTGCTTTATGTTTAATATATTCAAGATACATTTGTTTAGTATCCATCTTATCTTTTTCATATTCAACCTTATGAAGAGTAATTCTTCCATGTTTATCTTTTTTAGTATAAAGTTCCCAACCTATACCATATACACTATCAACATCAAAGTCAGAACCTGTTTGATTAACCCATTCATCAGGAACAACAATAGTAGAACCTAAACAATCATTAGTAAAACCTACTACTTTAAGAACAGCAACAGATTGTTTACCTTCAGTAGGAATACGATAACCAATATGTAAATCAATTCCTTCATCTTCCATTTGTTTAAGAATAAGTTTATCAAATATTTCATAATTAGTTAAATCTGCATATTCTTTATTCTTTTTAGCATCTTCAACCATTTTTTGATGAACAGTATCATTTGGATTATATTTAGGAATCTTAGAACTCCAACGAGGAATATAAACTTCCATAGTACCTGTTTTAACATCAAACTTAAGTTTTCTTGAATAACCAACACCAGTAATTTGAGCAGCATGCCATCCAGGAAGTGTTTGTCTTGTAATAGTACCATTATAACAAGCTTGAGCAATACTTTCAAGTTTATTCATATTAATATTCATGCAATTAGGCATTATAGGATTACCAAAATCATCAGTAGTAATATAATCAAAGAAATTACTATCCATTCCTAAACGAGAAGCTTCTTCTCTCGCACGAGAATAAAATTTATCATAATTAAGTTTTTCAGAACCATCAGCATTAACAATTTTCTTTGTTTCAGCATTATATTTCCAACCCATGCTATCAATAAAGTCATTAAACTTTTCTTGAATATTAGCAGTATAAGCATTTTGAAAATCTTTTCCCCATTGAACAAGTTCTTTTCTATGTTCAGAATTATCAGAATTATTAATTATATTATCAAGAATCTTTTTCATAATTTGAGAACCAGCCTTATTTTCTTCATCAACAAAATGCTGAGGAACATCTTGCTGCTTATAAAGGTATTGATAATAATAATTTTCTACATAATCATTAGTAAATGTTTCTTCAAAATTTTTATTAAATTCTCCAGTTTTACCATCCCAAATAGTAAATATATTCTTTTTAGCAGCTTTAGAAGTTTCAGCAGTATTAAGCTGTCCTATATCATTTTTCATCATCCAATTATAAACTTTAATAAGTTCGCTATCTTTTGGAAGAAGTTTAGGAATTAAAACAAATTCAGCATTTTTAATCTGTCTTGGAGCAAATGTTCCAGTTCTACTATCATAAGGTTTATCAAAATAAAAGTTTTTACCAACTTGAATACGAGCATTAATATCATCAATGTTAATATCTTCTACTTTAATATTATCATCTAATAATTGATTAATTAAATCATAATATTCACTAATAGTACCATCAGCATATCTACGTCTAATAAATTCTTCAAAAGTAATATAAGACTGAGCATCATTAATTTTAGTTTTTTCTCCTTGATTATGACCATAACCTGCTGCTATTGCTACAGATTTATCATAAGCAACTTGTTCACTCATTCCATTTTTAATAAAATCATTATATAAAGATTTCTGCATCTCATCTGCATAATCAGAAACTTTAACAGTATTATAAATAGTAACACCTCTAAATCCATTACGAGCAACAATTTGTTTACCATTAATAACTAAAGGTTCATAAACATCTTTTCCATTTTCATCAGAAGCTTTTGTTTTTATTTTAATAACTTCTTCTGTTTGATTAGTACCATCTTGTATTTTATTATTAAGTATTTCAGTTTCTAATACTTGTGAATTATATGCAGCATATCCTTCTCCTCCAGCTTGACTTTCTTTAGTTCTTTTAAGAAAATCACGAGCATTATTATAGTATTTAAAATCTCCTTCAAATAAATCATCATAATTCATATTCATGTTAGCAGTATTAAGTAAGAAAGAATTAACTTCTTCTTCATTGTATTCAATACCAATATTATTAAATACATTCATAAATTCATCAAGTCTATTCTTACATTCCCAAAGATAATTATTAGCCCATTTATTAATAGTATTCATAATCATTTTCTTCTGTTCATTATCTAAATGAAGAACAAAATGACCATCTTCATATCTTATAACATCATTAGGAGTAAGAACAAGTCTGCCATTATTGTCAGTACTGAACAAAGCAGTTGTATTTCCTCCCCCGTAGAGAGACAATGCTGTTTCTATTTCTTCTCCTGCATCATAATACTTTTCACCTTTAGTTTCAGCATCAAGAACTTTAAAAAGTCTATTAAATTTAAAAGCATTACCATAAAGTCTTTTACCATCAGTAATAGCTTCAGTCAAATCTGTCTTACCATCTTGAATAAGCTTTGTAGCTTTCTTCTCATCATAATAAAGTCTACCATATAAATTAGTAACATTTTTTCTTGGAACAAGTACTTTTCCTTCTTGAACAAAAATTCTATCCAAACCATTAATAAACATATTTATTTCATCAAGCACATGTCCATAAATAGCACGTCTTACATCAATATTATTATATTTAGGAGCACGAATAAAGAATATTTTAGGAGCATCAGAACCAATACGCATTGAATAAACAGCGTTATCTGTATCTTGTATTTTGCTTAAATAACCATTATTAGTAAACTCAGGAATACCTTTAACAAATGCTTCAAATTGTGTAATAAAGAAATCAAGTTTACCCATCTTAGAATAACCTTTACCATCATTATTTGAAGTATTCTTACTACCATCAAATAAAGAATATCTTATAATTTGTGCAGCATATTTATTAATATCAAACCCACCATTAGTAGAATTAAATAAACCATTATGAACTATAACACCATTACCATCTTTTACACCAAATAAAAGAGGATTATTAGAATATTGATTATATCCATGCTCATTAATACCTTGAGTAAAATAATCTCTTAGTACTTCAAGACCTTTACCACTTTCGTCTTGTATTTTGTCAAAGAAACGAGTAATCCAATTATTTTTAATAACATCAGAAGCAGAGTGTCCTTCTGCATTAGCAGTGTTTAAACGAGCAGAAGATTCATTAAAATTAGATAAGAAATTAACTAAATTATATATAGAACTATATGTTGCAGAAGAAATAGAAAAGTCTATATCATTAGTATCTTTATAAGGTACAATAACTTTTGATATTTCTTCTTTAACAAGCTCATTTAATTCATTATTACTAATATTAGGATTTGCAATACGTGCTCTTTCAATAATTTGTTGTCTTTTTCTATCATTATCAATATCTCTATCACGATTAAAATTATCAATAGCCTGAAGTTGTTTATTAATATTAACTTTCATATTTCTTATATTAGTAAGCAAATTTTGTATAGTTCCTTCAAGACCACGCAATTTATCTTTAGATTCTTTATCATTTATAATACTTATAATAGCATTGCTAATATTATCTTTATTTATATTAGGAAAATAAATATTTAAAAAATCTTGTAATGATTTTATAAATTCAGTATTAGAAATTTTATTTTTATTAAAATTATTAAATAATTGACCAATAAAACTATCATGTTCTTCATCATAAACTTCATTATAAGTAAGACGAAGCTTATTAGCTAAATTAAAAATAGTAGCAGTAGTATTAAAAGCGCTGTTATTACTATAATCAAGACTAATATTTTCACGATTAGCAATATTTTGAACATTTAATATTACTTTATGAACAATAGGTTTAGCAAAATTAACAAATACAAAATTAGCAATATCTCTACGTTCTTTCATGGTTTTAACAAGAGAACCTAAACCATAAAGAGCTTTTATATTTTTACTTTTTTCTTCAATACTATTAATAAAATTATCAATGTTTGAATAATCAGCAAAACTAAATATATTATTAATAACTTTTTGAACATTCATTTTAGTAGATACGCCAAGCTCGTTATTAGTATCAATAGCTTGTAATTCTGCATTTTCATTAAATGGCTGAGAAAGATTATCAAGTTGAGCAATAAGTAACTTTAATTTACCACTTACTGCATTATCAAAACTTTTATAAAGATTATCTTCCCAACTTTTAGTAGTTTCATCAACATTTTGAATATTATTAGTATCTATTAATTCATCTTCATTAGTATCAACTCCTGCAAGATATTGGTCAAGATTTTCAGTAAGTTCCATACTCTTAACAATATCTGTTATAGTTTTATGATGATATACTTGATTATACCAATTATCAGCATTATTTCTTGTTTGTTCTACAAGATTTCTATAATTAATAAGTCTATTTTTTTGAACACCAATATAAGAATTTATATGGTCATTAACTATATTATTAGAAAGAACATATTTAACATAATTAAGTTGAGCAATAGGATTTTTTAATGTATCAAGAGAATCATTACTTTCTTTTAATCGAGTTTCAATTTGATTAAGTTCAGTATTAATATCAGCAATAGTAGCATTATTTACAGCCTGCTCTTCAACAGAAGCAGTCTTATTCAAAGTATTAAGTTGTCCTCTACGGGCAATTAAATCAGAACGATTATTTTTAAGTTCTGTAATAGTAGCATTTAAAGACGAACGTTGAAATTTAAGTTCTTTTATTCTATCAAGAATATGCAAATATTCATTAATATCTTTTTCAGCATTTTTATTATAATTAGTATTATCAGGATTATTAATTTCAGCAATATAATTATTTACACGATTATAGAATTCATTAAGTATTCTTTTATTAACTTCTTTAAGAATTACATATCTATCTCTTCTTTTATTTTTAGGAAGAAACATATCCTTACCATATTCTTCAATAATAAGTTTAGCTGTTTCAGTCTTAGCAAGTGATTTAGCAGAACCTGTTAAAAAACCATTAAGACTTCCTTCAGCTTTATTAGTTTTACTATTATTTACAGAAGGATATTTATATTCATAAAAATCATTAAGAAGCTTAGCGAGTTTATTTTGTTTAATATTAACATAATCTTTATTTATAAAAGTAGTTATATCATTAATATCAACATTAGAACTTTTAAGAAAATCATCTTTTGTAAGATGATTCCAAAGATACCATTTAAATTCAACATTGGCATCATTATTTAAAAGAGCAGATAAAATATTACGTTTAACACTATCTGTTTCTGCGATTCTCGCAACTGTATTAAAAAGTCTATTATCTATATCATTAGATATATTTACTCCTGTTGTAACACAATTCATAATTTTAATTAAATTATAAGATTCATCACTATAATTAACTTGTTATTTTGAAAAAATCTTGTAGATTATTATAGCTATTTTTAGCTTCATAATCTACAAGAGATATTAGCTGATTAATTCTAAGAGCAAACGTATTGAAGCTCATTATCAGCTAAAGATTGCTTTATATCGTCTTGGAACACCATCGGATAGCTACGTATAAGTGCGTGCATATCGTTGGCAATTTCAACACCATAACTATCATTAGTATTATCATTAACAGTAGATTGAGAATAAATTTCAATAGGAGTTGTTCCTATAACTTCATTCTCTACTTCATCACTAAGTAATTCAGTATTAGCATCATATATTTTTGACAACAAATCATCTAAAGCATTATCTTTAGTTTCTTGATTAATTTCTTCAGAAGTCTTAACTTTAGTTGAATTATTAGCATTAGGCTTTTTACCAATACTTTCTATTTTAGCAGGATAATCTTTTTGAGGAATATCAAATATATGTTTTTCTCCAAGTATTTCTTCTACAAAATAAGGAGCACGATAATCAATAAGACATCTTTTGTCTTGAATATCAAAAAATTCTCCATTTTCATTAGTACGAGCTTGAAGTTGATTTTCAACAGTAGGACTATATCTATATTCAACATAATTATTGCTATCAGTAGAAGGAGCATCATACATAGTAAAGAATTTAATAAGTGCTCCTGTTTCTATTCTACCTTTAAGTTCAGGGAAATTAGCTTCAAGAAGTTGTCTATAAATATTAATCTGATTATAATAACCTTGAATAGTTTCTTGACTCCATTCACCATTAGTATTTTGTCGTTTAGTTTTAAAGTCAAATATATGAAGTTTTCCATCATCAGTATAAACAAGCATATCCATTGTACCAGCAATAGTTTTCATTTCACCATTGACTTCAATTTTACCTCCAATAGGAAATTCTTTAGTAACTACACGATATTTATCTTTACCAAATTTATTATCAAGATATGTTTCAATCTTTTTAATATCTTCAATAAGCGCAGTTTTAGTATTAGGACCTGTCTTATTTTTATCATTAATAACATTAGGAATATTACGACTCCATAATGATGTTTCACCTTTTTCAAAATAAATACGAGACGCGTCATCAGCAGTATTTCCTAAATAAGATGCAGCAACACCATGTTGACCTAAATCTTGTTTACCATGTAATACTTGAGTAACACTTGTATCAACTTTTTGACCATCAATATAATAAGTATGGTCTTCTTTAAAATTATCACTACGTTTAATACGACTTTCAAAAGTACGAATAATATTATCAACAGTATTTTTAGTTTCATTTAAAGTATCAATATCAACTTTATTTTCTACAGGAGCAATGGCTTCTTGTTGTTGAGTAATATCTTTTTTCTTTTGTTGGCTCTTTTTAATAGCTTCCTCTTTATTATCAAAAAGAGCAACATTAGTACTTTTATCTGTTTTACTAAGTATTGCATATTCACGTGCTAAGATACTACTATTTCTTATATTATTAGCATTAAAACCTAATAATTTTAATAGTACATCCATAATTTTTTGTAGTATAGATTTTTTCTTTTGAGGAATACCATCTATATAAGAATCAGAACGATAATCAGTATTATTAAGATAATTAACTAACATAGGTTGAGTAAGACATTCAACAAGAAATTCTTCCATATTAGTATCTCTATCTTTATTCATAGCTTTAGCAAGTAAAGCTTTAACATTATTTCTAAAATTATCAGTAATAGTATTATTTTCTACATCTCTATCAAGACATTGCATAGTATAATTATAAACTTCTTCAAGCTCATCTATAATACGTTTTCTTTGTAAATCAGTAAAATTATTTGTATTATGAAAATGTCTATGAATATTTTCATGTAATATAAGTCTAATAGCATTAGTAGGATTATTATTCATGCTAATAGCACCTTTTGGAGTAACATATATTTTTCTTTCATCTGTATCATAATAAGCATTACTATTTTGTTTTTCTTCATTATAAGAAGGAACAATTCTATCTGTAATTATTTTAACACCAGTATTTTTACCTGTTAAAATATCAATTTGTTCTTGTGTAACTCCAGCAGCAGCAAGAACATCTACAGTATCAACAGTTTTACGAGTAGTATTTTTATCAAATAAAATATCACTAACATTTTTATTAGGAGCATCTCTATTAATCTTTTCTGTACTACGAGTATCTATACTAAGATTATTTTCAGCAATAATTCCTCTAAGAAATCCTTTATGACCATTCATATGAGACCTAAATGCTCTATTTTTAATAAGAAAATCTGCATAATTATCATAAACAACTTCTTTATTATTAATAGTAGTAATAAATTTATCACCTTCTTTTCTAAATAACATAGGATTACCACCACTTTCAGTATGTCCAGTGAAAGCATTTTCAGTTCTTCCAAATGTTATATCATCAAATATAGTATTAAGTATATTTTTTAATTCAGCAAATACTTGTTCATTCGTTAAACCGTCATTACGTCTTGTTTCTTTAGTTAAGCTATTAATATTAGCTTGTCTACCTAAACTTTCAATACGAACACCTATAGCATGAGCATTACTTCTGCTTCCTTTATTATATTTATAAAAAGTTATTAAAGGAGTATAAGAACCATCTTTGTTAGTTTTCATTATACTATAATAATCATTAGTTTTATTACTTATTCCAAAATATCCATTTACATGGAATAAAGTTCTTGCAGAAGCTTTACTTTCATTTTTATCATTACCAAAAATAGCAGTTAAAGTATTGATAACATTATTATATACTTCTTCATGAGTAGCGTCGTTAGTATTATTTATATGTTTTCCAATAGCATGTCTAACTTCTTGTAATAAATCTTGTTTAATATCATTACTTACTTGTTGTGTATTTTCAAGATAATCAATATATTTAATATTATCTTTATTATATACCATAAATCCCATAGTATAAGCAGTAGTTCTAGCAAAAGCATAACCATAATCAGTTCCATCTTCTCCTATTATATGTCCTTGATTATTAATATAAACAAAAGGAGTATATCTTAGATTATTCTTGTCAGTAACAAAAGTATTATCTCCAATATTAATTCGTTCTTCTTCAGGAAGATGATTTGGTAAAACAAAATAATCTACATTAAGAGAAACTTTAGTACTAACAGTATCATCATTAAATATTTGTTTTTGTAATTCATATGTTTGTTTATAGTTATTATAAACTTTTTCTTGCCAAAGTTTATAATTAGCATCCATAGTCTTTTTATCCAAAGACAATGTATTAGTTCCTTGATTAGTTAAATTATTAGCATTAAAACCTTTTTTATAAAATAGTATAGCACATATATCATTAATTAATTGAGCCTCAGGATTTTTACCATAAAGAATATAATGTCTGTCATTAAGAAGTTTTTCAATCAAAGGATTAGTCATAATCCTTGTCATAGCATCTTTATCTAATAATTTTGCAGACTGTTTATTAAATTCATTAATAGTAATTTCATCTTTTTCAAATTTATCACTTAATTCTTGAAGACGAATTATATAAGAAGCAAGTTCATAATAAAGACTTTTACCATCAGCAGTATCTTGATTAATCAAAGCATTAAATAAAAAATCACAATCTAAAGAATATCCACCATTTTCATTTATATTAACAACGTTTACAAAATTACTTTTAACAGAACGAGGATAAAATCTTGTTAATGAATCATTAGTATCAATAGTTCTAAGAACACCTACTGCAACAGTTTTCTTTTTACCTTTCTTATTATAAGTTACATTAATATATAAAGTATTATTATCTCTTTCTTTAGTATCTCCAATATTATTATAACTAATAGTACATTCTGCTTCTTTGTTTGCAACAGCTTCTAATGCTTCTTTATATTCTATAGTATTAGATATTTCATGATTAATACCAATATGAAGATTTTCATTAGAATTAAGTTCTTTAGCTTTAGTATCTTGTAATCTATTAAAGAAATTTTCAGAAGTAGTTAATCCAACAGCAGTATCAAATCCTGTAAATACATATTTACTTCCATCATGTGTACTAATATATTTACCAAGATTATCAAATATTTTAATAGCAGTATCTAAATCTATATGTTCATCATCCATTAATAAATTAAAAACAGATTGAACATTTATTACTTTTTTACCATCAACTTCAGTATTTTCCATATATTTGCTATATTCCTCTAAGAAAGGTTCTACAACAGCATCTATATGTTCACCACTTAATAATTCAGTAATACTATCTTTTGCATTTGCTTCATTAATACCTTTTGCTAATTGTTGTGCAAGTTTATAAATAGGACTTTTAGTATTTAAATTTCCAAAAGCATTAATAATTTCTACAATCTCATTAGGAACAATTCTTTCTGCAAGTTGTTTATCTATACCTTGTTCTACTAATTTTGCAACAGTTTCATCAACAAGTTCTTGTATTTTAGTATCATCATTATTAGCAAGAGCATCAGAAATTTCTTTAATTTTACCTTCTTGAGTATAACAAATTTTACTAATATAAGCATCTGCTATTGCAGTGGCTTTTGAAGTTTCACTATCAAGCATAGAAACTTCTTCAGATATTTTATCTTGTTGTTCATTACTTAATTTTTTATCAGTATTATCTACAGGTGCTATAACACTACCGTCAGTTGATTCATCAGGAGCAGTTTCTGGAGGAAGTATATCATTATTATCATTATTTTCAATATTGACATTAGGAATAACAGGAGCAATTTCTGAAGTATCTGTTGTTTCTGATTCAGTCAAATCCCCCGTAGAGGAATCATTTGTATCTTTAGCTGCTTCATCTTCAACTTCTTTATTTTCTTCATCAGTTGGTCTTGTTAAACCATCTTCTTTAGCTTCAGCCTCAACAGTATCTTCTATAACTCTCTTTTTTCTTGCTTCTTTAATAACATCTTTAATAGTTTCATTAAAGATATGTTCATTCATTTGAACTAATTGATTACTTTCATTATTAATGTAACCATATTTAAGAGCTTGAAGTTTTCTATCAAGAGAACGATTTCCAGTATCTTCGTTTATAAGTTTATCAATAGCCTCATCTAAATCTTCAGCAGAGTCTAAATATTTTTTAATATCTTCTACATATCCATTAAGTTTATTTTGTTTATAAGTATCAAGCGCATTAGTAAATTCATTATACATATCTTTAAAGCCATCATACGTATAAGGAACATATCCTTCTGTATAAGTTCTATTTGCAAGTATATCTATTTTTTCAGCAATAGCATTTTTAATACTTTCTCCTGGAATATTATCAATAGAATCATCATGCTCAATAAGAAATTTATTATAATCGTTCATAAAAGTATCAAAATCTTTTATCATATCATCAGTAGCATAATTTTCTTTTTTAAGATTTTCTCTCATTTGAGCATACATACCTTGTTTAGTATAATTAGCAGAAAGCTTTAGTAAATTAGTAATATGTTTATCAAATTGTTTATTATAAGTTTCGTATGCACTTTTACTTATCTCTTTATTTTTATATTTTTGCTCATTTTGTTCTTTAAGATTTTTAATAGCATTAATACGATTTTGAATATATTTAAAAGTTTCTTTATCAGTATAAGCTGTATAATCAGTATTATTAGTATTTAGTCTATTAATCTTTTCTTCAACATTAGCTAATTGTAAATCATAATCTTCAAGTCTTAAATTATTTTGAGCAATGTTTTGAGCAGCAAGTCTTATAGCATAAGGATTAGTATCTTTTCCAAAAGCATTCATATCATTAAGAGCAGTTCTGTAAATAGTACCAACATGATTTAATCTATTGACAACTTGTTTAACAATATTTTTATCTTCAGCAGTAAGTTTAATACCATTATTTTCAAAATATTGATTAAATTCATCACTTGAAAGAATATCTTTTATTAAATCAAAATTACCTCTATCAATAGCATCAAATGCAGTTTTATCAATAAAATTATTAATAGCATCTTGTCTAAGTAAATCTTTTTGGTCTTCATTTATTGTTTCATTTTCAGCTTGACCTGCATTAATAATCTTTCTTCCAGTAGAAACATCTCTTACATAATTAAAAGGATTTTTTCCTTCAGCAATAGTGTTTATTTGATTAATAAAATTAGTAGCATTAGCAGTAATGCCATTGATTTCTTCTATAGCTGCTTCTTCTCCAGTCTTTTTCCAACGTTCATATTCATCAGCAGTCATATGTTTTTTCTTTCGAGCTGCATCTATTGCATGTTTGCCAGAGCTAACTGCTTCTCCAACATTTTTAAATACAATTCCTCCAATAGCACCCCAAAATGCTTGTTCCCAAATATGACTATCAGTAAGATAACTTTCAATAGTTCGAGGAGTAAAATTAGGATTAAAATATTTAGTAGCAACTTCCATTCCTTTTTCTTGTTGAATACCTTGAAAACCTTCTTCTATACCTTCGCCGAGTTCAAGAGCAGTCCAACTATTTAAAGGACTTTTAAACATATATTTAAAAGCTTCTTTTTGTCTATTAATAAAATTATTTTTAATTAATTTATCTTCAGCAACACCAGCTAATTTACTTTTAACATTAGCAGCAGCAATTCTTTCTCCAGCAGTAGTAGCTCTCTTAGAAGCAAGACCCCATAAACTACCAAGAGCTTTAAATTGAGGAATATCCATAGCAAGCATCCAATAATCATTTGCAAAAGTAGTCATCATTGACTTACGAGCAATTTCTTTAGCAATTTCATCTTTAGACATTCCTTCAAATTCAGAATTACGTGCAAGAAATTTAGCATATTCTTCAGCAGGCATATTTTCAAGATTATCTTTAGATTTAGTATAAACATCATTATAAACCTGACGACCTTCTTGCATATTTTCTCCAGTACGAGAAAAGAAAGCAGTAGCTCCAATCTTTGTAAAATCTTTAGCGGTATCAAACATTTTAGCTGTACCAACAGTAGCATTTCTTAAAGTACTATATTTATCTGCGTCTTTGGCAAATTTAAGCATTGCACTACCAATACCTCTTGATACTCCACGAGTAGCCCATGCACCAAGTTTTGCAGCACCAGCAGCTTTACCTACAGCTCCAATACCACGTGCCCAACCAGCAGCAGGAATCATAAGAGAAATAGTAGAAGCAGTACTTACAAGATTTTGCATCCACCAACCCCAATCTCCAAGTTGCCAACTTTCTTCAGGATTAGTTTGATTTATTTTAAAATAATCATTATTTTGTTCTTTTAATTCTCTCCAAAATTTAGTATAACCACTTTCTGTCCAATTACCTTGTGTAGCAATATTAGCAATTCCATCAAAAATATCACCAAATCCTTCCATAGTACCTAATATCATTTCTCCAACAAGAGCTTGCTCAAGAGCATCTCCTGTTTTAGCAAAAGCACTTTGTTTTTCAGCACGAACTTTATTTAATTCATCTTCACTATTATAAGGACTATAAGTAATACCCATTTCTTCATCTCTACGAATATCATTTAAGTCCATGTTAGTATCATTATAAGTAAATGATAACTTATCAGAAGCAATAGAACTTTGACTAATTGCTCCACCATGAACATCACCAGCAGAAGTATCTAATAAAACAGGAGGCTGGGTTTTACCAGCCTTCGTTTTAGGATTATAATTTGGATTTTTAACATATGGTCCGGAAGCAAGTTTATCTAATAAACTATTTCCTGTAATAATAGGTTGTGGCATATTATGGTTCTTTTAAATAATTAACACAAGCATCATATACTTGTTGAGCATTTTTTCCAGTAATAGTAGAAATATCTTTAGCTATTGACTTTAATGAATTATCAAGAAGTTTAGTTTTATAATAATGTTCTTCTGTAGTATTACCACTATATTGACCATTTTGATAATCAACTTTAGTTTTTTCAAGACTATAATAATCTGCAGTAAGTTTTTCAGCATCTGAAGGAGCAAGAACTTTAGCTTTACCCATAAACATACTTTGGAAACCACCAGATTTAGTAGGTGTAAGCATTGTACTTCCAAAATTATTATTATATCCTAAATTTTCAACAGGAACTTTATTTGCTCTTGAAATTAGAATAGCATTTCCAGCAAGAACTTCAGGATTATAATTAGGATTATAAAAAGAAACATCTTCTGTATTTATAGCAGAAACTTTAAATCTTACATGTTGTCCTTCTTTATAAGTATCATTTGCTGCATTTTTAGGAACAGTAAAACTTAAATAATATCCAAGAGGTTCTCCTAATACATTTCCTGTAGCTTTAGCTGCTAAACGAGTAATCTTTTTTCTATTTTCATCGCTACTATACATAGCTTGAATAAGTAATTTTGCATCTTGTGCATTACCAATAGTCTTTTTATAATGATTTGCATTATCTGCTTCTTGAATCATTCCAGAATCAAAAGCTCCAGAAGCAAACATTTCATCTACTCTACTATTTTCATTAGCTTCTAATTGTCTAATTTTATCAGCATCTTTAATAGGGTCGAGTCCTAAAGCAGCAGCATTAGTTCTATAATACAGTGCCCCATATGAACCAGTATCATAAGCTTTAATAGAATAAGGAGTTTTTGTAACACCTATTCGTTTTTCAACAGCAGCAGCTTTTTCTATAGCACCATTATAAAGTCTTGATATTATTTTTGGATATGTGTCATTAACATTAAGTATATATTTAGAAAAATAATTAGTTTGATTATCAACAAAATTAGTTGCTGATGCAATACCAACCATTCTTTTAAGTCCTGCCCAAGCATTACTTTTAGTAGCATCGTCTGCAGCATATAAATCACTTGTTACTTTAGGAAGTAAATTTCTATGTTCAGCATCTACTTTAACATCCCAAGTGCCATCACTATTTTTATTAACATCAACTCCTAATTGTCTAAGTTCTGCTGCATTAGAAACACCAAATCTTTTATAAAAATTAGCCATAACATTTTCACCAACAGTAAATTGTGCATATTCATGATTTTTATAAAATTGATTTAAAGTATTAATAATTCTTTTTCCATATTTATTATTATTAGAAAATTCAGCATTTTTCGCTTGAGCACTAAATTCAAGAGCATCACTATCAGTACCAGCAGCAGTAACCATTTGTTTATATTGTTTATTAGCTTGATAATATCCCATAATAGCATGACTAAGATTTATTTTATCTGCTTGAGAAAGTTTCTTACCATAAGTATTTAATAAATAACTAATAGTAGTATTAGGACCATAAGCAAGTTTATTATTAATAAGATGTCCAATTACATCACTAATACTATTCATTTTTCCAAATTTACTATCTAATTTATGAATAATACCAAGACCTGTTTTATTAGCAGCAGCTTTTGCATCAACAGCCATTTTGTAAGCATCTGTATCAATTTCTGTAGTACCTACAACAACTTCTCCTACACCAGGAGTATTTCCTTGACCAGCAGATGCTGCGGCTGCTGCAGCTTGTTGTGCTTGCATTACTCGTCTATTTTGAAGAGCAGTTCCAAAATCTATAGAAGTCCAAACATGATTATAAGCAGCAACATCTTTAAATCCATTAATACTATTACTAAGCCATTGATTATAAGTATAAATATTACCATTTTTATCAGTAAATCCTTCCATATAAGGATTGTCTTTTTTACCAGCTTTAGCCAAATCTTTTCTTTGATTATCTAACTGATACAAACCATATTTATAATCTTGTCTTAAACTATCTTCAGCACCAGGAATAGATTGAATAGCAACTTTCATTGCTTTATCTATCTTATCTTTAGTAAGTCTTTCATATTTAGTACCAACTTTTCTATACATAGCGCCATCTACAGATTTAGTTGGGTCAAAAGTTTCTTTTCCATTAGCATCAAGAAAACTAATACTTTCTCCACCTCCAGCATCTTTAGCAGCAATAGTTAAAGCATATTTTTGAATCTCAGCCATAGGAATAGTTTTAACAGGATTAGTTTTAGCTTCCCATTTCTGTCCTGGTTTTACTTTTCCAGTTCTTTCATCAACATCACCATCTACATAGTAATAAGGATTTTCATCTTTATACATTTGTTTCATACCATCAGGAATAGCCATAGCATCTACTTTAGCATCATATTCTTTCTTAGCAGCATTACTTCTTAGTCTACCAATCACTCTACCATCAGAAGCTATATTTCCTTGTTTCATTATTAAATCATCAAGAGCACCATAAGAATTTCCAAATAAAGTATTTTCTTTAATAGTATTTTGAATTTCACTAACTAATTGTTGTTTAAAACCATCTTCTGCTTCATTCATATCAAGATTAGCAACAGCAGTTTCAAGAGCAGATGCAGTTTTAATAGCTTCTTTATGACCTTGTTCAAGAGTATCAATAGATTTACCAAGAGTAGCTAAATCAACTCTTGGTGTATAATTACGAGATTGATATTGAAATGTATTCATATTAATTTATTTATTACGTTTACATCCTCCAAAACGATATAAATTTAAACCATAATAATCAAACAATTCAGGTTTAACATTAGGATTTGCAGCAAGCATTGCCTTAATAGTACGAGTATCATGTCCTCTTTGTTCTTGTCTACTTAACATATCTTGAACACCAGAATTAAGATTTTGTAATCCAGCAATATAATTTTCAGAACGTTTCTCAGCAATATTATTTTCAAAAGCAGTTTTACCTTGTTTCCAAGCATTATAAGCTTGAATATTTTGATTAGTAACTCCTTGTTGATTAAGTCTATCTCGATTAATCATTTCATTTTGATAATTTTCTTTTTGTGCATATAACTCATTAGTAGCAGCAAGTCTATTTAATCTATTTCTTTGTTTTCTTGCAAGAGCAACTTGAGAACTTCCAGTATTATTATCAACAGAAGAATCAAAATTATAATTTTGTTCTCTAATGGCATCAAGTTGAGGATTTATATTATAATTAGTTTTAAGTTTTGCAGCAGTCATTTGAACAGGAGCTTCTGGATATTTAAAATTTTTAAGCATTCTATCATTAATCAATGCAGAAGCTAATGAACCAATAGCATTTGAACCAAGACCTATCCAATCATTTGTACTAAATTTAGTTTGAGCTTGTTTACGAGTAGAAGCTTTAGATTTACTTGCATCATCTTTTAATTTAGTAATTTGTTCTGCTACTTTATTTTTAGCATAATCAGCAGCTAATTCTTTACGTAAAGCATCATAACTTTTCTTATCTTTAGTGAAGTATGAAGGATTAATTCGAGCAAGAGGTTCTGTCATAAGTCGAGTATTTCTAAATGCAGTAGGCGTTGCACCTTTATTACCACCTCTTTTAGATGTTCTTCTACTACCAGCATTTATTCCACTATTATTGTTTGGAGTTTCAGGAGTTTGATTATCAACAGGTTTATCAGTATTAATATTATTATTAGAAATATTTTTCTTTGCAGTATTAGATAATGGCTGAATAGTACTATCATTATTTGAACCTTTAAGTGCAAAATATGAACCAACACCAAGAGCAGCAGCAGGAATAGCACCATATTTTATAACTTTACCAGCTTTTCTTGCTTGATTTGCTCTCCGCATAGCTTTACCAACAGAACTTGCAGCACCTTCAACAGATTTATCAAAAGCTGTTCTACGAGCTCTCATTGCTATAGCTTGTTGAGCATGTCTTGCTTGAGAACGTCCAGCTGCAACAGCTCTATCAATTGTAGCTTTATTACCAGTAGTTGCAATAGGATTTAACTTAGGTTGCATTCCTTTTGGAGTAAGATTTTTAGAATTAATACCAGGATAACTATTTCTTCTACTACTCATTCCTTTTATAATAGCAGTCGCATGTTCTTTAGGAGTCAAAGGCTTAGCATTAGCAGCAGTTCTTGCTGTAGTTGTTGCTCTTGCAGCAGAAGTAGTATTTTTAGCACGATTAGTAGCCTGTGAAGCTGCTTTTGCTGCTCTTGCTGCACGTACATCACGTAATGTTTTTCCTGCTTTTGCTATAATTTTAGCTCCTCTTCTAAATCCAGCACTTGGTGCAATTCCAGTAGTAAGTCCTTCTTTACTTTCATCATAAGAATATTTATTAGTAAAAGGATTATAACTAACTTCACTTTCTCTAAATTTTGGAGCAATAGCACGACTCATTCTTTCCTTAGTGGTTCTTGCAGGAGCATTAGCTCTTGCTGCTCTTTCATTACGATATTGTCCGAGAGATATATTTCTTTTTCTACCTTTAGAATCAGTAACTTCAACAACTGCATTATCAGAAGTAAAACCAAACATATTCTTAGCCAATTTCTTAGTACGACTAAGAACTTCATCACCAAAGCCATATTTCTTTCGTGAATCATCCCCCGTAGAGAAATTAATCCTTTCACCAAGAGCAAATGTGCTATTATATCTTTTTTTAGGTTGCATAAGTTCCATACCTTTATTTATTACATATTGATTATATTCGTTAGCGTATTCTTCTTTAGCTTGATTATTTTTATCAGCAATTCTTTGTTGTAAATCTATCATAGGAGTTTGTTGTGTAGTAACAACAGGTTTAACAACAGTAGTATTGTCTTTAGGAGCAACTATTGTTTCAGGAGTAATATTTTTATTAAATTTATTTTTATTATAAGCATTAATAAAACCTTCACGTTCAATTCTACGTCTATTTCTAAGACCTTTTAGTTTAGAATCTTTAGACGCCCACATTGATTTAGCTACATCATTAGCAGTTGCTTTGCCTCTTGATAAATTAATAAGAGAAGGAACAACTCTCTTTTTAAAATTACCAGCACCTACATTATAAGAATAACTATATAAATTATCAAGAGCCTCTTGAGAAAGACCTTTTCTTACTTCTTTTGGTATAGCATTATAAAAATCTCTATCTTCTAAATCAAAACTTCTATTAGTTTTCATAGAAGAACCTTCCATTTTAGCAATACGAGAACGAACTTTATTAGAAGAACGCCAACCTCCATTTCTAAATTTAGTAGTGCCATCATTATTAATATTATTTCTATCTTTAAAAGATTCTTGACGCTTAAAAACATTATTAGGATTTTCTCCTTGCATAACACGTTGAGCAGGAGATTTACCATTAAGAAAAGGAACAGAACTAAATATTTTAGCACCAGCGTGTTCCATTTTCATAATTTCTCCATCTTCAACTTCGATACCAGTACGAGGATTACTTCCAATATCAATACCACCATTAATATGTTTACGACCTCTCATAAAATAATAGTTGTTTCCAAGTGGAATTGCAATACCACCTCTAACTATATTTGGAACTTTAACTTTACGTTTAACCATAATGAATAATAAAAAATTAATTATTTTATTTTCGATTTAACGACTTATTTATCATGTCGTGATTAATTAATCAACTCCAATATATAAAATCAGTACAAAGCTAAAAATAGCTATTCTTAATTATTTTCTACGTTTGAGGATATAACCGCCACATCTGTATGCTTGTTGTTGTACATTATCACTTCTAAGATAAGAAGGCTTTTTAATCTCTTGTTTAGCAGTACCAGCAGTATTAACAACAGGTTGTATCATAGTTCTTTGTGCACTTGCAGCACCATTTTGTTGAATAACACCTCCAACAGTATTTCCAATACCGCTAATAATAGAACCTAAATCATTAGCACCATCCCATAGTTTTAAACCACCATCTTCATATCTTTTTCTACCACCACAAGAAAATTTACGTTTACCACCACAAGAAAATTTACGTTTACCACCACAAGAATATAGTTTAGTACGTTTTACACGACCACCATTTCTAAAAGCAATTTTATTTTGAAAATCATCAACATATTCTTGGTCGCCATAAGCATTAGAAAGATTATTAGCCATTTCAAGAGTTGCTTGTCTATTTTGAGCACGAGCTTGAGCTCTCGCAGCTTTCTTTTGAGCATTTCCGCCAATAATACTTCCAGCAATATTTGTTGCTGTACCAATAACAGCACCAAGCCAAGCTTTATTTCGTTTAACTATCTTTTTCATTATGTTGTTGCATTTAAAAGTTTACCATCAATAGATTCAACTTCAACAGGAGCTGTAGTATTAAATTCAAAATGTGTAATAAAATAATTACCATACATTCTACTTGCTCCAGAATTAGAAACTTGATTATTAATATATTCAGCCATATTATCTCTTAAAGCATTAAAATGCCAATTACCAAGACGCCAATAAGGTTTAGTATAATCACTAACTTTATTAATAGTTTTTTCAGGATTAGCATTTGCTATATTAAGAATACCAGTATCACAAATATCAGAATAAATTCTAAGTTTATCACCTGAATAATAAGTATTGAATTTCTCTACGGGCGAGTATTCATAAGCATCATTAGTTTTATTTATTTCTCGAATTTTATAATAAATATTATCAATATATTTCATAGTTTCATAATTAGTATTCATAATAATATCAACAGTACTATTTCCACATACATTACTATTAAAATCTTTAATAGTTTGCATATCTCTATCTATAAGATAAATATTTTCTTTAGTATTATATCCATTAAAATATTTATAATCATGTCGAGAAACAAATGTGTTAGTACCATAATTATAACTAAGAACTATACTACTATTATTACTTCCAACAAAATTTATTAGTATTCTATTATTCTTTTTATCTTCAACAAATTTAGTATCATGATTATTAAGACTACGAATAAAATTAGTAATATCTTTATCAATATATTTTATTTGTTGATTATCATATTGATAAAGTCTACGACTATCTCTATCATAAAATATATAACCAAAACTTCCTACAATTCCAGACCATTCTTTTTGTATTCCAGCATAACCTAAAGTACTTGTAAGAACCTCTTTATAATTAACATCCCAAATATCAGTATTAGCTAACTGAATTTTACCTTCTTCAGATTGAAGAGTATCTGTAGAATTAAATAAAAACATACTATGCTCTGTATGAGCAATAAAGTAATAACCAATACTTATAAGTTTAATAACATCTCCTTTATTCTCACTAATATTTTTATATTGTTCTTGTTCAAATTGACGCCAAGCATTATTATGAGATTCGTCTTGATAAATATTACTTCTACGAATAGTTTTAGGAAATTTATTTTGAGTAACAACAGCAGGATTATACCAATCTAAAGATTTTGGATGATTATCATAAACAGTAACATTCTTTTGTTGAAATAAATCAATAGTATTTTTACATTCAATAATAGTACCTGTAACAAAACTCTTTTTATTTTCATCAGTAGTATTTAAACCTTTATAAGGATAAAATTGAACAACAGGATTATTATTATAGTCAAGACTTTCCCAAGGTAAATCATCATAATTATACCATTCATAAATATATAAAGGTTTTATTGTAGCACCAATAAATTTAGGTTTTCTATAATATTTATTAGTAGTATCATAATAAGCTTTGTTAAATACAATAGCGTGTTGTTTAGTACCAAAACAAGCATTAGTTCGTATAGTTACTTGTTCATTAACATTATAACATACTTTTGAACATGGTATTAATTCTTTTTGTTCAGAATCATAATAAGTTTGTTTTTTAAGTTCACAAATCTTACCATCAGTAGTAGGAAATTTAACATGCGATTTATCATCATCATCTTGAATTTTACAAGCTGTTGATTGTAGAATATTATCAGAAGAATCTGCAACAGCAATAGAAGGTGTAAAATAATTCATTGTAGTATGAGAAGGAAGATTTCCAGCATCATGATATGCTAATATATTTAATACTCTATCAGTAGGTGTATATTGGTCATTAACAGTATCATCATAAGTTTTATTTAAAAGTTTATATAAATAAGTTTCATAAAAATTAATAGATGCAATGTTTAAATTTATTATATCATCAAAATTAAATTTATCAGAATATATTTTATTAACTTGTCCTTCTTTTATAGCAAGTCCTGTATATTTAACTTCACGTTCGAGTTTTTCATAAGAAATAAAATATCCAATAACATCATGTGGTAATTTATTAATACTAAAATTAATATCACAATATTCACAATTTAGATTAACAGGTGCTGGATATTCTTCATCATCATCTTGATAACGTCCGTCAAAATCAATATAAAATTCAGGAGATTTAATAAGTTTATTATTAAATTTATTAAAAGTAGAAGCAATATTAGACATATTTATATTAAAATAAGATATATTAATACCATTATAAATTTTTCCATATTTATCAACAAAATGAATAAAGAAATTATAATATTGATTAGGAAATATATTAAAAGCATTATCACTTATTTCTTTAAATGCTGAATTATAAAAAACTTTAACGCCTTTTTTACAAGATATACTAATAGTTATATCTTTACATTCTTTTATAATATTTTTAATAATATTATTCTCAGTATAATTACTTATATATAATTTATTATTATTATTAATTAGAGATTTAACATTATAATAATTATTATATGTTTTAATAACATCATTAACAGAATATTGTTGTACATTTAATATATCAAAAATAAAAGTATTTTCAATAGTATTTATAGCAATATCATTTGTTTTATAACATTTAGTACTATCTTTTGTAATATTTATAAAAGCTAATTGATAATAGTTATAATATTCATCTAAACCATTAATTTCACATTTAAATGTTTTAGAAATAATATTTTTATCATAAGAAATATCAATAGTACCTATTAATCTATCTGGATGGGCATGAGTAGTAGTTTCTTCATAATTATTTTCATTTTCTTGTGAAATAACTACATTTCCAGCAATAAAATTATATATTAAATTTTTTTCAATATGGTCATTATTAAAAAATACTTCATTAGTATTAAACCATTGAGTATAAGTATTATTACTAATTTTATATCTAATAAATATATAATACCAACCTTTATTAGCACGACCTTTTGTAGATGTAGCAATAACAGAAGGAATTCTAACAACAGGACATATAGGATGAAGATTTACATTATTCAATTGATTTAAATCTTGTTCATTAATATAATCAAATGTTCCAAGATTAATAGTACGTAATGGATAATTTTCAGAATCATTATCAAAATATTCACTAAATGCAATAATAAGTTCAGTATTATTATAAGTAAATGTTCCTACAATATTTCCACCATTCCATTCAATTTTAGTACAAAATTTAATTTCATCACGAACTTCATCATATCTATATAAAGAAGCTCTAAACTTTTCATCCTCATTAACAAATAATATTAATTCTCTATTACAAGGAAGTATATAAAATATAGAATATTCTCTATTAGTAACAATCTTTTTTAGTTTATCAGTAATTTTATTAGTTACAGGAGTTGGTTCAGTTTGAAGCATAAAATTATCTTTACTGACCATCATATTAACAGCATCTATAAGAGAACCATTAGTGGCTTCTTCTGGATGTTTATTCATATTAAGTTTAGGCAATACTTTCATTATCTTTTCGGGTCAAAAGTGTCAATGAAAAATGTACTTCTAAATATCTTAGTAATATCTTCATCAATACCATCAATTAATATAGAACGTTTAGCTTCTTCTTTCATAGTCTGCCACATATAATAAGGATTTGTTCCATATTGACTTGCTTGAAGATTAAAAACAGGATGTTTATATCCACGACAAAGCATTTTATACATACAATAATAAGCAATAGCTTCAATAAGAATACCATTATTAGGAATTACTGGTAAATCACAACCATAAATATCACTTGAATAAGTTTCAATAGAATCAAATTCAATTATTATCTTATTAGTATCAAAATTAAGTTCTATTTTATCACATCCAACAAGAACATAATTTCTTTGTTTTTGATTAGTATCATTAATATTATAATGTTGAACATTATATCTATAAGGATATTTATCATTTTCAGTTTCAGCAATAACATAATTTTTTTCATTAATATTGCTATCATTGATATAAGTAGTAGTACTTGCAAGTTCTGTTTGTACAACATCCCCCGTAGAGGGACTATCATTGCAACATGATTCTTCTCCTGCTTTATTTATGATACATCCATTATTATCATAAACTTTTAGAGAACTTCCATCAATATTACATTCAGAATAAGCAATTCTATCTTTAACAATAAGCTGTTTCTTTTTACGAACTTTACAAAGAACATTTAATTGTGACATAGCATCAATAGCCCAAGCTGCAACACGTGGTATCCAATCACTATTATCAGGATTAAAATCATTGTCAATCTTAGCTATTATATGCTCTATATTGGTATTTGCTTTCATTTGCATTTCTAATAAAGTTTGTATAATTAATAGGATATTTATATAAAAGAATATTAAGTTTATATTTAATATCAACTTGTAAATTATAAATATCTTCTTTAGTTTTACAAAATTTATCGGCTATCGCTGTATAAGACATTCCACGATATTTAATAGACACATATTCAGTACGTTGATATTCAAGAGAATTAACTTTAACTAAAGAAGAGTTTATAAATGCAAATTCATAATAATCGGTGTAATCTTTATAAACTCTATAATCAACACCATCATAAGGAATATGTCGAGCCTCATACCAAGCAGCTTCTTTATCGTCATAAAGTTTTTTACCTTGTGCTAAAAGTTCTTTCTTTTTAGCATTAGTTGCTGCATAATCAATACAACGTTTTTTAACTTTAGGATTGTCAGTAACTTTCCAATGATTTATTAAATAAGTTCCAAGACCATTAGAAAATTTATATCCATTTCCATTAAGAACACAAGCATGAACTTTATTAAAAAAAGTAGTAATAATAGTTCTATACTCTGTAATTTTTATATTTTTACATTTAGTATAATATTCAATTTCTTTAATATATTTATTTTCTTTATTAAGTAAATTACAATATTTAATAAGTTCTATAACATAAGGACGAGTTAGTTTATTAGTATTTTCTATAAGAAGTTTATTAACACGTTTATAAAGTTTTTCATCAGCATTATATTTTTTATTAATCCATTCAGTAGTATAATTTGTTAAAATGATACCAAGTAAATTTTTAATTTTATCTTCGTGAAGTTTAAGATAATTATAACATTCTTCTTTAGCAGTTTTGGTAGTTTTAAGAATCTCATTATATTTTGCTATTGAAACTTTAGCATCATATACAAATTGATAATAATAATCTTTAAGCTTAGTATCTGGTAACATAACTTATTACTTAGTAAGATTTATAGAAGGTTCTTCATTTGTTTCACGAACAACATTAGTTTGAAGATTACCATTCCATGATTTAAGAATAATGTCTTTAACAGAACTAATCATATCTTCAGGAAGCAAAAATTCATCATTATCATCAATAGAATCAATATCAACTTTCTTATCTGAAGTTTCAGTTAAAATAAGTTGAGGCTGTTCAAATACAGATTCAATAGTAATATATTTAATAGAATTAAGTAATCCATTATTAATAGTATTGATATAAATATATTCATTTTGATAATCATAAGTAATACAACATTGCATACCAGGAAGATGTTTATAATATTGTGCAGCTGCTTCTTTAACAAAAGCAATTTCAACAGGATGCATTACACCTGCAGTGCGAACAGAATGAAAAGGAAGATTATTAGTAAGACGTACAGGACGAGGAACTTTATTAGAAGTTCTTTTAATAATAGGAAGAGAAAAAGCAGGAGTATTAGCTTGGTCTCCATCAGGAACATCTATAAGACTAAGTCGAAAACGCTGTTGAAGACCTTTGTCAGTATAATTATGATTACCATAAGATTTACGTATAAGTTCATTTCGAGCATGAATTATACCAAGTTTAATAGCTCTACGAACAGGTACGCTATCAGCTTGCTGAACGCTATGAGCAATTTCTGAAATAAGTTGATTAATTGAAGCCATAGTATTACTAATTTTATGATTACTAATATTAATGATGCTAATATAATATATTTATTTCATATAACCAATAGTTTCAACAAATATTATAAAAAAATAGTGGTACATATATTACTATGCACCACTATTATATTAACATATTTCATACCAATCAATAGGAGTTCCATTACCAATCATAGTAGCAACCCATCTTCTAAAAGTAGTTTCATCACTTGCATCACGAACTTCACAAGTTTGACGTTGTGTTTCGTAAGCAACATTTGAAAAACCTTTTTCTTGTGCAGTAGCAACATTATTAATAGCACTTTGCAAAGTATTAGTTTGCTGACATATAGCAAGACGATTTTCGCAGCAACAAGAAGCAAGTTGTGAAGCAATATTAGAATTGCCTGCCTGAATAGCATTAATAACTTGAAGTGAGCTTTGTCCAATTTGATTACCAACAGACTGAATCTGAGTATTAAGAAGATTAATAGCTTGCTGAACTTGTCCAATAGAGCAATTAAGTGTAGATGCAAGTTGACTAACTGCATTTCCATTACCTTGAATGGCTTGCATAAGAAGGTCTCTACCATTATCATTGTTGATTAAATTGCCAAGAGCAGCATCACCAACAAGATTACCTCTATTGCCAAAACCATTCCAACCGTTTCCACCCCATCCCATGAGGAAGAACAAGAAGATTACCCACATGAACCAACCACCTTCAGAACCAAAACCGTTACGATTATTCATCATAGCCATAACCATATTTGGGTCAAGACCTTGTTTTTGAAGAAGAGGAGCAAGACAACCAAGAACGCCATTATTAGCGTCATTGCCAAATACATAAGTTTTACTTTCACTCATAATAATAGATGTTTAAATTGTTAATGAATAAGTTTAAAGTAATCGATTACATTGCAAATATAAACACTATTATAAACATAAAAAGCATGATTACAATAATTTTTGTAGTCATGCTTAAACAAAGGGTTTCTATTGTGACTTACTCACAATAATAGCTTTTCTATATTTATTAAGTTTATAAAGAGTTACTTCATCAAAATCCATTTCAGACCAACTTAGTTCTTTAAAACCAGGTTCTTTATGTCCTTTAGGTATAAGACCAAGTTTAATGTAATTATCAAAAGAACTTGGACTACAATGTAGAATATGTTCACAAGTTTCTTTCTTACTAATTCTTTTAATACCTCTATTGAGCTTAGTTAAGTTTTTAATAATATCGTTTAATTCGCTTTCAGTATGATTACTATTTCCAGCATCAATTTTATTAATCAATTCTTGTAGAATTGTTTTTATTATTCTTAATTTTATGTCCATAATCTTTATTATTAATGTATTTAATAAGTTCAATAATAATAAAAATTGTTACTACAATATCAATATTATAAATTATATTAATCTCATCATAAAATTTTTGATAAGTATAAAGTTCGTTAAGTACATAATTATTAACAATAACAATTTTATGCCAATTATAAAATTCAAATGTAATACTACTGATATAGAGCATAATTGTAGTAACAATCGAATCTTCAAAAATAAAATCATAAATCTTATAGAAATTAATATTAAATATATCATATAACATATTTAATAATAACATCCCAACCATTTGTATGATTGGGATGTACTTAATCATTATTAATAGCACCTTTTTCATAATCACTATATCAAATATAGTAATAATGATTTAACTAACAAAGAGTATTATCAATTTTTTTATAATCAATGCCAAATTTAATACAAATAGGCTTTAATATCCAACTCCAAAAGACAGGAGCAAGAATAGCAGAATTAATTAGTACAATATTACTATCATAATTAATAAGTTTATAAATAATAGCAACAAAAATTATTGATATAATAAGACATATTATTTTAACAAGTTTATGTACTTTAGCATTACCATTTAAGTAATCAATAATTTTTATAATAATATATGTTAGTACATTTACTATAAACATATATGAAAAATCAAAATTATTAATAATTTGATTTATAATTTGAGATATATATTCCATAATTTATTCAGTTATTGCTTGTATTACATATCCTAATTCATCAACAGCAACAGTTTTAATATAATTAGTAGTAACTCCATCTGGCATAAGAGCATTATTATAATTATCAATATATTGAGAAGGAACTTTAATTATTTTATTTCCAGTAACAGATGCTCCTGCTTTTTCATATCGTCCAAAAGTTTGACTTGATGTTTCAGGAACATTACCCAAAAATGTAATAGTAGCAAGTTTAGAACATGTTTCAAATACTTTAGCATCCATATTAACAATATTATCTGGAATAGTAATTGACTCAAGATTCTCACAATGAGAAAACATTTCAGTTTCTATTTTATGAATATTTTTATAATCTAGAATTCCTGTAAAATATTTAAATTCATCAAATGAAATAATATTAGTATTATCTTTAAATATACTTTGTTCATTATTTAGCATTAATGATTTTATTTTAGAACAATCTTCAGCAGTTAATCCATTTGCAACATTAACACCATAATTAGTTAAAATAGTAGAAGCATAATTATTAAATACAGTGAATACTGCATTATTATGTTCTGAATTTAAAACATATTCTTTAGGAGGAGCAGGAATAATAGTTATTTCTTGAGAAATTCTGCCATTATTAGACTCATAAGAAATAACAGAAGTACCATCTTTTATAGCGGTAAATGAACAAATATAATTAGTTAAATCATTTTTAATAATATTATCTGTAAAATAATTATCATCAAATGTAATAGTAGCGTCTGATTCGTTATGTCGTGTTCCTGTAACAGTTAATATAACAGAATCATCTATATCAACAGAAGTCTTATCAAAAGAAGCATTAAATGTTATATCTTTTATAATGTTTGTTTCAACAGTAGCTGTTTTTGTTCCAGATGTTATAGCAAATCTTAATTTAACATTATAACATTCTATAGAATAAGTAAAACTATATGTAGTTTCGGTATTAGTTGTTTTTGTAAGTCTTACATTAACTGTATTTCCATCTATATCTGTAACATTAACAGTAGGAACATTTGTAAAATTAGTTACATTTAATGTAATAGAATCTCCATAAGTAATGTCATTTGAACTTAATGTTCCTTTAAGAATTTTAGGACCAGGACCTTGATTACCAGTATTAGAAGCAACAGTAATAGCTTCATGTAATTGACTTATTTCAAAATCAATAGCATTTCCCCAAGTTTCATGGTCAAGATTATATCCTACAATAAAATATCTCCAACCAATAGGAACAAACCAACTATAATATTTATTATTATATTTTACCAAACTAACAACAAACTTATAAGCATCACTCGAAACTTTATTAGGCTTAATAAATGATGGGTCGGTTTCTGCAGTAAACATAGGAGAAGCAACAACTTTATAACAAGTCTTTCCTGTACTTAATCCTTCTTCTTCAAGAGTAGTTTCAATAACACCAAAATTTTGTACAGAAGCATATCCTTCAGAAAGCTGAATATCAACATCTGGACCAGGACCAATTCGATAACAATGAAGCATATTAGTAATTTTATTATAAGCATATACATTAATAGTACATTGAGCAATAGTATCTAATTCACCATCATCAGTAGTATAACCTTTTAATCTTACTTCATCATAATATGGACTGCGAGTTCCATCATTAACAAGTAATTGTCCCATAACTACATTTTGAATAATTGGGAAGCCTTTAGTAATACTAAGAATATCTGAATGTTTATGACCATGAATAGAAGCGATTATATAATTACCAAGCTTTTCATAAACATATTCAGAATATTTCATAACAGACACAGAAGCTTTATATGTAGAATCTACCATAGTCCATTTATCTTGTAAGAATGGAGTAGCAGTTACAGTAGGTGGTTGATGTGCAAAAATAATAACTTTATAAGTAGGATTTGTTTTTATAATATTAAGAATATCATTAGTCATTGTTTTCCAATAACCATTAACTTTAGTATCAGGATGCGCTTCATAATTATAAAAATCATACATTGCTACAATAATTCCTACATTTGGATAAACTTTATATGTATTTGCTGTTTGAGGATATTTAGCAATATAATCAGGACTTTGAATTTCATCAAACGCTTTAGCACTATCAGCTAAACCATTTGTAGAACCACCTTTATTTTCCCAAGTAAGAACATCATGATTTCCTGGAGTATATGCAAAATCATAAGTATCACTATTTACATGCCAACTTTTTAATTCAATAAGATTTTTAATAAGAGCATCCGGTGTACCATTTTCTACATTTGCTCTATCAACAATATCTCCTGTATTAAATATACCAATAACAGTAACTTTATTTTTAATTTTATTTATAAGACTTTCAGCAGCTTTTACACCTCGTTTAATATATTCGTTTCCTACAGGGGATAAAGTACCATCAGTACAAAGCTGACTATGTATATCAGATTCTTGTATAAATACAACAGTATTTTTATCATTAGCGTTTAAAATGTTAGCAATACGCTGAACATCTTTTTCAGTAGTTTCTCCATATACACTTTCTTCAGTTTCAAGTACTATATTATTAACACTATCAGAAGCTTGCATTATATAAGTTCCAGTACGAGTTACATATCCTGTATTAGAAACATTCCAACTTAAAACATCTCCCTTAACGGCATTAACTGATTTAGTAGTCATATTATTAATTTTAACAACAGCAGTAGAAGGTGTAGGAATAATACTAAATACATAATATTTTAAAAGAGTTATTGTAGTAGGTTTATTTTTTGTTAAAGTTCCAGTTTTTGTTTTATATCCATCCTTATATGCAGTATAAGTAACTACTTCATCATAAGAAGTTATAGCAAATAATACTCCATCTTTAATTTTATCACCAGTAATAATTTGACCATCGCTAAGTGTTAATTTAGTTACATTAGTTGTCATAATAGAAAAAGTATATTTAGTGTCTTCTATTAAAGTAATATCTACTATTTTAGTTTTATTAGCTAATATTGTTCCAGTATTTGTGGTATAATGTTCTTTACTAACAGAATAAGTAACATTTGATGAAAGTGGAACAGTTATGGATTTTGTTTGTCTACCATTCATAATAACAGTAGCATCTGAAGGATTAGGAACAATAGTTATTGTAACTTCTGTAATAGCTTTTATAAGAGTAATATTTAATGTCCTATCTTCTGTTAAAATAAAACTATCTGATTGAGATTCATATCCATCTGCAGTAATTTCATAATTAATTGTTTCACCGTCTGTACCTATATATGTTTTTGTAGATTCATTATTAATTAAAACATTAGCGGTTGTAGGACTAACATTAATAGTTACTGTATAATATTTTTTAAGAGTAATAATAGTAGTTTCTGATTGACTTAATGAACCAGTTTCTGTTTTATATCCGTCAGCAGAAGCTCTAAATGTCAAAGTATCACTATAAGATTTAATTGTAACAATTTGATTAGTTCCATCATATGTTAAAACTTTACCATCACTAAGTTCAAGTTTTTTAACATTAGTAATATTTATAGGATATGTGTAAACAGGTTTTTTATTAAGAGTATAAGTTAAAGTAATAGGACTTTCTCCAACTAAATCTGAAGAAGTAATAGATGTATTTAAATCATAAAAACCTTCAGCAGTAATAACAATTTGTTTATTTTCAGTATCATACATATCAAATTCTTTAGTCTCTGTTCCTTCAACTAAACATTTAGCATTGGTAGGCACAGTGTTTATAATAACATGATATTTATTACCTACAGGATAATTAACAGTAGTATCTATATTATTATTTACAGTCCAATTATTTTGATATTCTTCGTATTCAGAACTTTGTATAGTAAGATTAATAGTATCATTTAATTTACAATTTTCAAGACGAATAGAATATAAATTTTCACTTTCTTTATTAGGAGTAATTTGATTATTATTATATGTTGCAATAAATGTAGGAGTAATATTTTCATTTATTTGAATAACTATATTAACAGTATAAACAATTTCTTTTTTCTCTAAAGTTACAGTAATTTGTTTATTTTCTGTAACAGTTGTTTGTCCTTCTTTAGTAATATATCCATTTTTTTCAACTCTATATTTTATAACAGTTCCATTTACAACAGTAATACTATTTTGTTTAATATCATTAATATAAACATTTGCATCTATCGGATTAGGAATTATTTCAAAAGTATATTTTTCAGGTTCTGGTTCAGGAGCATTTTCTTCAATAATTTCTCTAAGACCACTGTAAGGATAACTTTCTCCATGATAAAGCATTTGGTCTCTTGGACTTTCTTCTTCAGTATAATGTCTATATTTAATACGTTTTATTTGGAAATGACGAACATCCCAAGCAGCTTTAACACCAGCCCATGTTCCAAAATATCCAGACTTAGCATAATCTCCCCATTCATTATCAGAAGGAAACCAACCACCTATAAGGAAAGGCATAGGAATAAAAGGAGAACATGTAGCATTTGTTCTTACAAGAACTCCATCAATATAACATTTAGTATAATCACGATGCCAACAAAATTTATAAGTATGATATTTACCATCATCCATTTCATGAGGAGTATATCTATCATTAATATTTTCTGCACTAAGATTAATATCTCCAAGTGGAGTACGAGGAGTTGTTGCAGCAACAGTATTCATAATATCCCATCCAGTACGACCATCGGTAGCATGCGTAACATCTTTCATTGCCATAATAGCATTTGAATATTTAGTATTAGCCTCTATACCTCCACCAACATCAGGTTCTGTAAGCCAATTATTCCAACGTATAGCTTTAGTACCAGCGTCATAACAAATTCTATCACAAATAGTATCAGAAACATGAACCCATCTAAGTTCATTTGCTGCAGTAGATAAATAAGGACTATTTCTTCTATCAAGATATTCTGTTCCAATAGAATTAATTGCATTCATTTTATTTTCAATAACTGTTTTAGATGCTTCCCAATCAAGTAGCCACATACCATAATCAGCACCTGCTTTATTACAACCAACTACAGTTCGAGGGTCAAGCAAAGGAGTATAAAAATGATAAGATGGATTTTCATTAGGATTTTTATCAAAAACAATTTGAGTAACTTCAGAACCAAGCTCTAAGTCAACTTCGTTATTTACAATAATATAAGGCATTCCACTATCTTGTTTAAAAGAATGAAGATAATTCCAAACACCTTTCTTTTCTCCTACACGATATTCATATACAGGTTTATCATCACCTTTTGTTGCATTAGTATCACATCCTCCAGCATAAAATTTATAACGTTCTTCATCAAGTGGATAATAAAGTTCTTGATAATGGAACATCCACCAACATATAGCTTCTCCTTTAAAATCAGTAGGAATCTTCATTTCAATTTCAAACTCACCATAGCCATAATACTTTTTAGATTGAACAAGAGAACCAACTCTTTGAGTACGAACTTTTAATGGGTCTGGAATATGTTTATCGGTATACCATACAACATTTTTATCTTCATTTAAAGGGAATTGTATTTGATTTGCAACACCTCCATACCAACGATTTTGTCCACTATCTTTTTCGTTACAACAAATAGCACCATCATAAAAATCTCCATGATTTTCCCAAGTAGCACATTTTTCACCTCTATCAAAATAAATAAGATGACCATTTTCACCACCACTTAATGTTCCAGCTCGTTTTTCTTGTCTAATATAAAATATCTTTTTAAATTCTGTAATAGCATTATCAAAATTATCAGTAAAATTAATATCAAAATCTATTGTTTCATCATCTGGTTTAACAGTATCTATAGTTACTTTTTTACTATATAATACTTTTCCATTACTCATCACATTAACAGTAGCTTTTCCTACAGGAATATCAGCAGGTAACATAAACCATGCCTTACCATTTTTAAGTTCTTTAAATTTAATAATTTCTACAGTTTGACCATTAGAACATTTAATTTCTACTTTAGTATTATATTTATAACCTCCTCCAATAATATCCATTAATGCAGAAGGAATACATTCATAAGGAGAAGCAGGATTAAATGCAGATTCCATATAAGCGATATGAAGACCTACTTTACATACATATAAATCAGCTCTATTAGTATTTTCAGAATTTATTTGAATACTTTGAACACTTTCTTGAAAATTAGTTTTTCCTAATGTAGTATCTACTAATTCAGAACAATCTATATTTGGAGTATTCCAAGTGCCTCCTATAGGATTACCAAGAGTGTCAGCAGTTTTTGCAACAGTAATAGCTGACCATACGTAATCCCCCGTAGAGACATTCGTGAATAGTTCATTTATTCCTGCATCTATATTATCAACAACTCCTATATTTTTATTAGAATTATAAGTAGTATCTGCAAACTTAATACTTTTTATATTTATAGTTTTAGCATTAGTACTTCCACCTTTAGTATTTATAATTTTAAAACCAGGAATCATTCCGTATCCACCATGTTCAAATGTAACACTTTTAGTTACGTCTGCTCCATTAGTACCACCTAAATAAATAGGATTACTTAAATATTCAGTATTTGGTGTTCCTATAAGATTATTATTATCAGCATATTGATAAGAAGTACATACAGGAACAATTGCTATTTCTTCATCATTATTTCCTGTAGCATTATACGTAACAGTCATTGTAACAGTCTTATCACAGCTAATTCGCTTAACAGCAGTTTGTCCTTCTTCAAGATGTTCTTCTCCAGGAGTATTTCCAAAACCTTTATTTATAGGAATAGAAGTTGTTTGATAATTTTCTTTACTATTAACATTAACATATTCAATAATTCCATGTTTTACAAACATCATTAAAGTAAACCACTTATTATATTTAAAATCAGTAAATTCAACAAGTGTTTGTTTAGTATTATCTTCTGGATTTACATAATTAATAATTGCATTATTAATATTAGATAAGTCAAGAGTAATTGTTCGAGTTCCATTATGATATTTAAATGTAAGTAAATCTACAGAAGTATTATCTTGTGTAGGAACATAAAATTTCATAAAGAAAACACGATAAGTATATTCTCCTTCAGTAAGAATAGTACCATATCTATCAACATAATTACCGTTACTATCTTTTCTAACGTTTCCATTTTCGTCATAAGAAAGTTTAGCAAAATCAATATTTCCAAATATATCTTCAATCCAAACATTAGAGCTAAATCCTAAATCATCAAAATTATCTTTAGTATATTCACGAGGAAGACGTATATAATTGTCTTTATTTATTTCCATACAATTATAAGACTCATCTTCTGAATCAACACTTGCTTTATTAACAAAATGGAAATCTTTTACTTGTTCATCAGGAACAGGATAACCTATACCACCAGAAGCACCAATACCATGAGTATTATTACCTAAATCAAAAAACCATTTAACTTGGTCTGCAGAAGGAGATGCTCCTGCAAGAATATCAACATCGCCAGTATAAAGTTCATAATTACCATCTTGGAAAATAATTTTATCCCATATAGGATTATCTCCAACATGAATAATTTGAGGAGTATAACCTTGTTTTACATAAACTTCATCTTGCTCGTGATGATAAACATAAAGATTATATCTTGTATCATAATCAAAAGTTCCGTCTGCAATAGTAAATCGTTTCAATGTATTATCTGTATCACTAATAATAAATTGACCAAGTTTATTTACTGATACATTTTGTTGATAAAGAATAACATTACCAACAGTTTCAATATTACCATTAGTATTTCTAACAGATTCATCTGCATCTGTAATAACAAAATCAATATGTTGAATATTATTAGGAGTATTATCAAATTCTATTCTATCTATATAATAATGACAAGGAGCATATTCATCATGATAAAATGTTCTAATACAAGCTATAAATTTATAATTAGTAATTACAGAATTTATGGTAGCAGTTTCATTAATTTTATAAATATATTTATATTGGTGAGTATATAAATCTTTTAATTCGTGAACCAAAACACTTTCTGTAGTTTCAGTACCATCATTAAAAGTCTTAGCATTACGCTTAATAGCAATCTCAACACATTTATATTTAGTATCACATTCTAAGTCTATGCTATCGGCTATGCCATCGTAGTATTTGGAGAAGTTATCCACCTTTCTAAAGCTAAAATCAGCTCTAAGCACTTTCATTGTGCTAAGGTCGGATAATGTATCAGGCTTTGTTTCATGTAGCTTATATAGCAAAGAATAGCTATAATCAAAAACCGTTGTTGCTACTGTATCAGCAGCAGCAACGGCTTGAGCTACAACAATAGATTTATCATTCATAAAACTATTATTGTTAATTTATTCAACAAACATTCTTAATCCAGACTCAGGAAAACTTTCTCCAAGACATGTTGGTTCAGTTTCTATTTTAGTACTTTTTCCATTTATTTCAATAGTTTCTCCAGCATGATATTTTTCATATTTGACTCTACTAATTTTCATATGAAGTATTTCAAAATCAGCAACAGTACCTGCCCATGTACCAATAGATGTATTTTCATCATCTGTAAGATTATCTATTAGACCTCCTTTAGTTCCATGAATACCATCTCTATCAACAACTCCAGTAGGATGTTCTTTTTTATTCTTTAGCATAGTAGGAAACCAACCAGCAATAGTAAGTTTCATTTGATTAAATGGAATAAAACCTTTATTTTCACGATAACAAACATCATCTACATAAAGAATAGTTCTATCAGGAAGCCATACAATAGACCATTTATGAAATTTACCATCTGCAAAACCATGTTCATTATCAGCAACATGAGTTAATTGAGAACAATATTCTTCTTTTGTTTTTTGAAGGTTTTTATCAGGTTCACCATTTATATTTCCAGTATAATAACTTTCAGCACTATATTCACCTTGTGGAAGACACCAACCATCACCAGAATTTAATTCACCAATCCAATTATTAAACTTACAATTTTTGAAACTTGGAAGATAACGAGGATTAGCAACATCATCAATTTTTCTCCAACTTATACGTTCTTTAGGATTATCAACATCTATTAATTGAAAAAGACCTTTCTCATCATCAGAACCATTTTTAACACCTATTGAAAGTTTATTATCAATACAAACATTATCAAAATAAGCTCTTTGCAAATCACTCCAACTTGGAAGAGTACCATTAGTAAGATGTGAAGGAAGCTCAATGTCTATTTCATTATTAACAACTCGATACCATCCATCTTCATTACTACCTTGAGCATTGCGATATTTATATGGAGCTTGTTCATATCTATAATCAGTATCGCTTACTTCAATATAATGGAAAAACCAAATTGCAGGACATACTCCCCAAATACCAACAGGAAGTTGAAGCCATACATCTATTCTTCCATAACCAAAATATTTATTAGAAACAAGAGCAGCACCAGTTCGTAATCGAGATTTATTAGTACGATTATCCCAAGCATTATTATCATAATCAACATCTCCACCATAACCACAATAAGGTTTTATATCAGATTCTTTTCCAACACCCATTAAAGAGCCTTTATAATAATCACCATGATTTTCAAGAACAATATTTTGATTTTCATCAAAATAAATATTATGTCCGTTTACTCCTCCATTATATCCTCCCCAAGTACCATGTTTAGTAAAGAAATATTCTTGAAGAGCTTTAAGTGGATTATCTGTTTTAGTAAAATCTATATCAAAAGATTCTTGTAGATAATTTTCATTAGGAATAATACCTCCAACATTAACTTGTGTTCCAGATTCAATAACAGGATAACTAAATCCAGGAAAAGTTTTAGTAAATAAAGTTTTATTGTTACTAACAATTTCTGCTTTAATGGCTCCAGTTTCTGTAAATTTATGATTACTAAGTTCAGAAATATTAGCAAATATATCTGGGTCTATAAGAAAACTAACTTTTTCATTAGTAGCTACAGCATTAAATGAAGTAGGTTGAAGATAAGTCCAAGCAACACCATTTTTATTAGTACCACTTAGTCTAAGTCTACATTGAAAAACATCAGGATTAAGAACCTTTTCATATATAGCTTGTTCAGGATTTATCATAACACCACAACAAACATATGCTATTATAAAACCTGTATTAGCAATATTACCATCTTTAGGAGTACCTCCAAAATAAAAACCAGAATGCCCTGTACCTGTATCTGGTAACTTAGGCATAGTATATCTCATAGATAGATTTTCATAAGAAGTATTTTCTCCAATTTTTTTCATATAATAAATATTAAGACCAGTAGCACTTAATATACAATAATACCAAATATTATTTTCCAAATTAGTTCCTAAAGAAACAGGAGACGCACCAGAAATATCTGCAATAAGTGTTTTATTAGTATTTACATATAGTCTAAAAGAATAATTATTTTGAAACCTTTCAGTAGGATTTTTAGAAGTATCAAAAGAACATAAAACTCTTTCTCCATAAGTTTGTCCTTCTTCAGGTTCTTTAAGATAAAAAGCAAAACCAATAGCGTAAGAATGTTTAGAAACATCATCCAATGTTACACCACCTCCTCCATGCTCAGTCCAATACGCGCCAAAAGGTTCAAATTGATTTGTAGTATCATTAAATTTAAGACAAGGAAGTACCATTAATTGATTTTCTCCAGTATCCCAAGCAATAGGAGAAAAACCCATAATAGATGTTCCATTTTTATCTTTGGCTGTTTCAAAATTACCATCTTCAGAAGTTTGAACGTATTTGCCATTAGTTTCTTTAACAAATGACATACTACCCCATTCTTCTTCAAACATCATTTCTCTTTTCTTAGAATTAAGCCAATAGCAAAAAGCGCAATCATCAGTATTAGGTTGACCAACAAGATGTAGTCCTTCTTCATACCAATCATAAATTTGACCAGGAAAAAGAGTTTTATTATAATAAGGACTATCAGTCATTGCAACATTTTTACCAGTCTTAAATTTAAAATCAAAGTTTTCTCCAAGAATATTAGTAAAACGAATAACATATTCAGTAAAAGGTCGAAGACCTATAATTTCAAGATTTTTAACAGGAGTACCATCTGGTTGAATTTGACAATTACTACTAAGAGTAACCCAATTATTATTTTCATAATTTTCAGAATATGTAGTATATTTAACTACATATTTTTGATTAGCCCCAGGTCGGACATTAAAGTCCAACTTGGGAAACCAATACTTTAGAGGTACTTCATCTCTAACAGCCATAATTTATTTATAAGAAAGAACTTGTGCATTTGCTATACGAGTAATAGTAGGAACAGCGTCAGAAAGAATTGTACCTTGAACAACAATCCATCCTCCTTCATACTTAATATACACTTTTCCTGTTCGAGTGTCAATAACATGACCTCCAACAGCCATACTGCCAAATGTACTATCAAGCCAAGTAGTTGTGTCTTCAACAACTCCATCAATAGTTCTAATTTCAAAAGAACCTCCTCCGCCTCCGCCAGAAGATTGTTTTTCAACAAAAGTACTAACATTAGTAGGATTCCAATATTCTTTAAGAACAGAACCTACTTTAACAGCTATGGTTACTCCAGGAGGAACATTTCCTTCATATATTTCTGAAACAGTACGTTTAGCTGCATCAAGACTTGCATGAGGACCATAAGCTGCGTTAGCATTAGGAAGGAATGAATCAGATGCTTCTGTGGCATTAGGGTTATGCATTCTTATTCCATTGGATAAATTTAATGTTGCCATATTACCTAATTGTTACTTTAAGATTAATTTCGATATTAACAAAATATACAAATTTATAAAATTCATAAATAGTTCCTTCAATAGTAGTTGTTTGTATTGCTTGCAAACGTTTATTATTATAACCTTGTTTAGGATTATAAAAATAATCACCATTCATATCAGCATTATCTATAACAAGAGATTTGCCTTTTGGTATTGCAAACCAAACAACTTTTGTTGGTGTAGGAAGTCTACTAATAGAAGAACTTGTAGTTTTCTGACCAGTAGTAATACTATTAATTGTAGCATCTTCATTAGTACCATAATAATTATAAATAACAATTGGTTTTTTACGACAAGTTATAGTATAATTATTAGATTTATAAACATTTCCATTATTATCTTCAATTTGAGCATAGAAAGTATAACTTTTGCCTTCAACAACTTCTAATGGAACATTAGCAAAAGTTTGAGGAGAAGTAAGTCCAAGATTTTCTTGTATAACCTCCCCCGTAGAGGTAAGAATCTTTAAACTATCAACTTTAGCTTCTTTTATATTAGTAATAGTAAACGTAGCAGTATTAATTTGAAGAGTTTGTGAACCTTCACAATTACTAATATTAAGTTTAAAATTAGTAATCGAAGGATAAGCAGTTTCTACACAATCACATCTAAAATCAAGTTGAATATTAATATAATACATTAGTAATTGAGCTTTTTTCTCTTCACCAAGATTATAAGCAGCACAAGCGGCTTGAAACATATTCCAACAGTTAATAATATTTTTATTAACTCCTCGACATGTAGAACCACAATCTTTTAAAATATCTATTCCTAAATCACTAAGTTTAATAAGTAGCTTTTCATAAATGCACTTATATTTCTCAGGGACTACACAATAAATATATTTTCCATTTGTGTCTTTATCCATATCAATATTTGTTTATTATCAATGAATATTATTTTATTATTCAGTAAAAATATAATTTAAAGAAATAGTATTATATGTGCTATCATTATTTTCAATCTGTTCATCAGTAAATTTATTAATATCAACATCTTTCATTCTATTAAGAATATTCATAGCATTTAAATTACAAATTGATTCATTAGTGATAGCAAAACCACTATTACTGGCATTTACTAAATTGCAAGCACCAATAATAAGTTTCTTTTTAACATCTTCATAATTTAGCATAAATTTACTTTATAATATTATTTGAAATATAAGTTCCATAAGATTGAAATTTAAAAGTAATCTTATTAGTAAAAGATACTATTCTATCTTCTTTAGAAAGTGAAGTATTATATATAACATTTGTAATATCTTCTTCTATTTCTTTTACCCATTCTTTTTTAAGAAATTCAGAACATCTAATATTATTAACTTTATACAAATATAAAGTAGCATAAGTATTATAATATTCAGCATTAATAATATTATGAATATTAGATATAATACCTTCTTTATTATTATTTATATGATTATTTACTATTGTTGTTGCAACAAAAGCTGTAAGTCTCATTGCAGATGAAGAAAGAGTATCATTAATAGCAACTTTACATTTTTCTTTATCTTTGTCAACAATATTTTTAGTAATATCTTCAAGAAACGAAGCAATTGAATTTATAGATTTTGTTAATTCAGTATTAAGTTTTATAGTATTAGCTTCTTTTTTAGTTTCCATCCATTTAGTAATAATTAAATATATAGCAACGACTATTGCAGGTGCTATTCCTTGTTGTAGAGCTTCTAATATAGAATCCATAAAACCATTAACAGAAAAAGGAGTTACTGACATTACATAGTAACATCAATAACCCCTTTAACTATAGTTATAAGTTAAACAGTTTATGCTTCAGCAGCTGCTTCTGTTTTTCCAGCAAGACCTTTACAAACAGTTTCAAAAGCTGCGATGCCTGTTGCTTCAGTAGGGAAAGCAACTTGAATAATCTGATTAACTACCTCATCACGAGTTTTTACATCACGAGGTTCAGCAAAACGTAGAGTAAATATTGTGAAACCTGTATCAGCAGTATCATTAGCCTTCAAAGGATTGAGAGGATAATTAGGATACAGATAATAATAAGCATCACGATAAGTATACTCAAATCCAGCATCTGCAGCAGCTTTATCTGCAAGGTCAGATACATACTTTGAATCACCATAAGCAGGAATACCTTTGGTAGTTACTGTAATGGTCTGACCAAAAAGAAGGTCTGCTCCAATAACAGCATAATCAACACCGGCAGTATCTGCTGTAATAGTAATCTTTGTAGTTTCTGCTTTTGCTGTAACACCAGAACCAACATTGTTATTAATCGCTTCTGCAAGTTTCTTTGCAAGGTCGGCGGCAGTTGTATTAGTGTCTTTAATATGAACCATTGCAGTCCACTTATTACGCTCATTAAACTTAACGCCTTTAAGAGCAACAATCAAACTGTAATCACCAACTTGTGTTGGAGCAGTAATTGTAGTCTCAGCAACAAACTTTGTAGCAGCAGAATATTCTCCCTTGACATAACTAAAGTTATTCTTAAAGATAGGAAGAACAATCGGACCACCATTATCAACAGAACGACCAAGAACAAGCATAGCCTCTTTTGCAAACTCAGTGCCTTTAGTAGATGCAGTAAGAACTCCATCATTGTTATAAAAGACACCAACAGCACCAGCAGCAACAGCGTTCAAGTCAGCATCTGTAGCATATTCACCGGCACCAGCCAAAATAAATTGTCGCATATTATCTAAAATACATTTAAATTATTATTATTCAGCAATAGCTTGTGAAGTAGCAGTAACTGATTTAAAGAATTTAGAAACAGCAAGTTCGACAATCTCACTATGAAGATAATCTGGCAAATCACAATTAATACACTCTGCAGCATTCTTACTAAATTTAACAACAGCAGGATTCGCTATATATTTAATAATAATAGCATTAGGTGTATGTGAATTACTATTAATAAATACCTTTAAATATTCAGAATTATTTTCACCATTAAACATAGAACAAATAGGATAATCCCAAGATGCACCATTTAAAACGTCATTCAATGTTTCTTCAAGTTTATCCCCATCAATAAATCTACATTTATATTCACTATCATTATTATTATAACGAATAGCGAAAGAAGTATAAAGAAATACATTGTCTAACTGACTAAGTTGAACATCTTTGGTGATGTCTGTTATAGTTATTTCTTTTCTTCTATATAAAGTACGTAAAGCATTAATAGGAGAAACAAAGTTATTTTGAATAGAAACTCTATTTGGAAAAGCAGTCTTCGTATTCTCCATAACAATAGAACGAGCTTTTTCGATAATAGCTATATTGATAAATATATCAATGGACTCTGGTAGAATACCACGAACATCTTGCATACCTACTTGTTGTCCAACCGTTCTAAACATTTCGTGCATTTGGGAAATATCCATATTAAATATTCTTTAGTTTATTATAAAGAGCATTTACAACAGAAGCATTTTCAGTATTCTTAAACCAAGCAACAGCTTCATTCATATTTGCTCCGATGAACTCTCCTTCAGGAGAAGTTATATTCTGATTATACTGCGAACGAATAAGTTCTCCACGAGCAATAAGATTTTCAATAGTAGCAATAAGTTTAACATCCTTATTCGCATAGATTTTGTTAAACTTAATAGGATTTTCTGAACTAAACTTATCAAGCTTAATTTCTCTTTCAAGTCTATCTTCTGCAAGAGAAGAAATAACAGGCATGTTGTTCGCAACACAATATTGTGTATAAACAGCATCAAATAGAGAAGTATCAGCAAGACAAGCAACATAGTTAGACTTAGCCTTAGTAACCTCAGTACGATATTTTCTTAGCTTTTCAGCTTCTTTTTGTTCATCTTTAATATAGAAACGAATGTTGCTATCACTATTAATAAGAGCCAAATCTTTAGCAATGTCACTATACAGAAGACAATGACGATACATAAGATAATCATCCACATTTATAGGATAACCAAGTTTACATTTCGTTCCTTCAAGAACATTAATACGAGTAATCTTTTCAGCAAGAGCCTCTTTAAGTCCTTTGATTGTTTGACGATTAGCAAGCTGATAAGCATTTTCAATTTTATCTTCTTCTGCCTTAATCTTAAAATAGTCAGATTTATGATAGTAATGGAAACTAACATTAAATGTTCGACCAAGCTCGTCAACAGATATACGAATATTATTCAAATATTGTTTAACTCGCATTATAAAATTAGGGTCAGAAGGAGAAAGACCAATAATGTTTGGGAAATATGTATCAACCTCTTCTTTATTTGCAGAGAGAATACGTGACGCATGAATACTACTTCCGATATAATCTTTACGCTTAGGAAGAACTTTATCATTAGCCTTACGATAAAGACTATAATTCTTAACAAGCATAATGGTTACTTTACGAACATCAGTATATTCTTCATCAGTCCCATTTTCAGTAACAGCATCAGTGGTATCAGCAGATTTTGCTATTGTTTCCTCCCCCGTAGAGGTATTCTTATTGTCAACATCCTGTTCACCCTTTTCAGCTTTAGGATTAGAAAACCCAAATTGAGTGCCTTTGGCAGAATTATCATTCATTGTTTTATTATTTTAAAGTTTTACAATACACACTTCAACATGAACATCTTATTAGAGTTGTCAACTTGTAGACCGAGAGAAGACTTAACTTCATAACGTGCATGGTCAACATCAGTTGCAGCATGGTTAGTGTTAGGAAGACCCCAGCAAGCTGGAATATCAGTCATACCCTCAATAACTTTTGCCTTATAAGTTTGTCCCTTTTGACGAACCATACGAACATTACGATGACCATCATAAGAACTAAAGTCAATAAAGCAAGCTTGGTGAGAAGTAATAGGAAGACCGGAGCGAGGATGAATCATACCATTTTGTTTAGCTGCTTCTGCAATAGTACCCTTGTCGAAGAAAGAACAATGCTTTGCAGTAATAGTATGACCATCAACTGTCTTATACTTACGGAAATAAGCACCATATTCAAGATTATCACCAGAGCCTTGAATCTCTTTATCTCCAAGAGGAGTAAGGAAACCATTCTCTTTAGCGTCAATCTTCATAGCCTCATCGAAATCCTCAAGGAAACCTTTACCGCCCATGAACACGATATTCATTGTACCAGTATCAGTATCTCTATCAAGAACATCACCAACTGTACGCTTAATCTTATTTAGAGTAAGATACTCACCATAAGTATCGTAGTTAGACTCACGACAAATCTCAAGCATACCAGAAGTATGAGGAATTGGTTTACCATTATCACGGTCTTTAAGAAGAACTTCACCGTTAGTATTACGGTTATACTCTGCCATCCACAGACGTTCCTCATTCATAACGCGCATGTTCAAGTTGAACTGTCGCATCTCTTCGTTAATCCAAAGCTTAGAAGTACCTCCACCCTTTGTCTTAAACTCATATTCAGTAATAACGTTAGCAAGATTACCAGCAATTTCCTTAGAATAACGCTGGAACTCAAGCTGAGAAGTCATCTTAGCAGGACCCATAGAATTACTACGATTTCCCTTAGAATATGACTCAGAAACAGTAGGAGCAGACATACTCCAATACTTACCCTTAGTAAGCATTTCAGGGTCTACATAAGCATTTGGATTAGGAGAAGTAAGTTTCAAAATGTAACCATATCCGTGAGCACTCTCACCAAGGTCTTTTTGAATACGAACTTGAGTCTTTCCGTCAGGTGCAATAAGACCATATTGCTCAATAAACCAATGAGTACTAAAGTGAACTTCAAATTCAGCACCACCAAGACCAGGCTTAGTATTAACTGCATTGAAATAAGTTACCATATCGGTAAACTTCATACGACCCATAGTATTCCAAGTCCATTGAACAGTTGCAATATCAACAGTACCAGAACTACCTTGACCCTCTGTCAAAAATGACAATGGGAAACGGTCATCATCCATACCATAATTATAAGTAAGGAAAGAATTAATCTCCACAGGTTTTTGAAGTTGAAGATAAGCAATGCTCTCTTCATTAGAATAGCCTCTATCTTCAAATTTACCCTGTGATAGAACACGCATCTTATACATAATAAAATCTTTTAATTAACTATAACCTAAATCTATATCTTTGTTTTGTTTATTAGTAGTATTAGGTTTGCTAATTCTAATAGTTGATTGTTTATTTTCTTTAGCTCTTAATTTAAGTTTTGTAACTTGTTTCTCATTAATAGCCATGTCAACAAGATTAGAATAATTGCCACCAACAAATTTAAGATAAGCACGAAGAATATTATCATCTCTTAGTGTTTCAGGAGTTTCAGCTTCAAGGTCACGCTGATAAGCAGACTTGCCTTCATTGTCCACAAGATAAATGTAATTAAAAAAGTCGTTAGGAGTACAAGCAACCTTTTGTCCATTTCTATTAACAATAATAGATTCTGGAATTTGATAGCCAGCAATCTTTTTAGACTGAATTACATTATAAATATCTTCCCAATATTCTTGTTCTTGTTTAGCTTGCTCTTCTTCTTGTTCTTGAGCTTGCTTTGCAAGGTTATCGCGATATTGTTCATCAGATTCTTGAAGTGCTTGAAGTTCTTCTTTTGCAGTAGCAAGAAGTGTACCTGATGTTTTAAGATACTGAATGTAATTATTTACATCACCTTTTTGACCACGCTCCTCCCACGCAGTTTTGATAATAGCTTCTTGTTGAGCCTCATTACTATCGTCAATCGTTATACCAGACCTATCGGGAAGTTGTCCAAAACCCTCAAGCGAATTTCCGTTGGCAACATAGTAATTAATAACATCCGGAAGAATAGGATACTTTTGGAAAAGTCCATTAATAGCAGCAGTAGTTGTTCCCTCTTTAGCAGACTCTATTACAGCATTAACATAATTTTTTATACCATCAGCAGAGTTATCAAATTTTATAACATTTTCATTATCATCTGTTATTTCAACACCAATAGCATCTTGAATAGCATCAATAGAAATTGTATTACTATCATCTGTTTCATCTAATATTTCAAAAGATTTAATCCACTCTTGAACATCTTTAGCTTCTTTATAGATGTTTCCATTAGCATCAAGAACATTACCTTTATCGTCAATAGTATATTTTTCGTCTCCTATTTCAAGAGAAGAACCAACTTCAAAAACAATGTCTTGTTCTGTTTGTTGTTCCTGTTTGTTTTCAGGTTTTTGTTCTTCATGTTGTTCACTATTGATTTGTTCATTAACATCATCCGCAGGAACACCATTTGGATTGTTTTCTATACTACCATTATTAAGATTTGTAGTATTAGATTCAACGTTGTTTTCATTTGCAGTATTGGCATCATTGCCATTATTAACTGCACCATAACCAAAATCTAAGTCCATGTTTATAAATATTTAAAAGTGTAACAATAATGCAATAATAACAATAATATTTAACATTTGCAACAATAATGATAAGAATTTTATATACAAACTTTATTTTTTTTTCAAATAAGATTACTGCTACTATAAAAATAAAAATTCCTGTTCTAAAAACATTAGAACAGGAACTAATAATAAACTACTTTTTATTTTTAGCAGTAGATTTAAAATCATATCTATTTCTATTTTCTTTAGCAATTTTAAGTTTAGTATCAATATCATGTAGTTTAACTTGTCTATCACGCTCTTTACTATAAGCATCTAACATAATTTTTTGTCTATCATTATTAAGTTTTTCTTGTTCAACTCTTGAACGAGCTGTATCAAGTCTGTCAAGACTATCTTCACGAGTAGTATCATCCAAATCCTGATTATAACTTAATAAATTAGCATCAGCTTTAATAAGTTCAATTTGTTGATTAATATAACCTTTAAGCTCTTCTGTCTTTCTATTTTCTTCTCCTTGAATTTGAATCTTTTGTATTTCAAATTCTTGTTCCATTTGAGCAGTCTGTTGGTCAAGTTGTTTAAGTTGCTCTTCATGAGCATTCTTTTCTTCTTGATACTTTTTAATAAGTTTAGAAATTGTAGCAACATTATCTCCTTGTATTGCAGCAATAGCCATCATATTATCACCATTTTGAGCAGCACTAAAAGCAAATTGTTGTAACTGTCTAAGTTTTTCTTGCTCTTTAACAGAATTTTTAGCTTTAATTATATAATCAGCATAAACATGATTATTAACGTCAAGACTAATATATTTTAGATTTCCATCTATATCTCTATAAGAAGTATCAAGTCCATCAATCCATGCAAGTTTGGTAAAATCTAAATCTCTATTATAGTCACGTTCTCTAAGACAATCCATCATAAATTCTATAATAACTGTTCCCATAGAACCACGAACAACAGCTTCTTCAGTAATAGCTTTTCCAGCACTATTAGCAATTTCTCCATATCTTTGAGGAGTCATATCTACTTGCTCATTTGCAGCTTGTTTAATTTCATTTAATAAATTATTTAATTGAGTAAGATATTCTCCCATATTAGATTGTAGCATACGAACTTGTTGAGCACGAACCATTCCTTGGTCGTTAGTATCATCTATAAGAAGTGTACCATCAGCAATCATTCTATACAATGTTTCTTCAGGAACTTTACCAAGAAGTGATTTAGCGAGAAGAAGTACATTAAGTTTATTTTTAGCAAGTACCATTTCTCTATGATAACAAACAATATTATAAAAGACTTGATAAGGAGTTATAATATCTATAATACTAAATTTACCAAAACCAGGAAGAAGTTCATTAATACCATTATAAGGAAGTTTTCCATTTCTATTGAATACAACAGCTCTTGCTTTATAAGGATAAATTGCATTAGTGCGAGTACCAATACGAGTACATTCATAAACTTGAGGCTCATAAATATATTCAATATCTATATCTCCAGCTTCTTGATTTAATTGATAATCATCAGTTTCAATACGAGTATCCATTAAACCAACTTCATTTACATAAGTAACAAGAGCTTTACGTTCTTCTCCTCTCCAAACAACATGCCAAACATCATACAAATCTGTATTTGTATCTCGCATCATATTTGGTTGATTTTTAAATAATTCTCTATCTTCTTTAGAATATTTGCGACATATATCAGGAAAATAACTTTCATAAACATCAAAAGACAGAGATGCAGGAACAGCAGCAGATTGTTTAGCATAATAAGTATTTAGAAATTCTCTTTGTTTATCATCAAAATATTCATCAAATTCATCAATAATTTGTTGATATGTAAGTTTACGTCTTTCGCAAAACATATCATCATCTTCTCTAAAAATATTATCTGTATTAATAGGAAAAGCATCACGAGGAGAAACAACTCGTTTAATTAATTTATTTCCTTTAATATCAGTGTAAGTATAACATTCTCCAAAAGTAACAAAATCAAAATAAGCTTTAGAATACAAAAGAGTATCTTCAGTAATATCTTTTATAACATTAAGAAGAGACTGTCCTTGTGCAGAAATATCATCTATATAATTCTCATTAAAATCTTTAATAAATTGTTCAATATTTATTTGTTCTTGAGGATTAAATTGTTGTGGGTCATTACCACCTTGTATCCATTGCTGATAAGACTCTTGAATTTTAGCAGCAATTTGTTGTTCAACAAGTACTTGAAGTTCTTGACGTATTTTAGAATTACGAGCAATAACAACTTCTGGATTATTAGCACCAACAATAAAATCATGAGGATTCTTTAAATATTCACTAACATAACGTCTTATGATACCTTTCATCATATCATAATTTCGCATAGTAGCAGGAAAACGTTTATACTTATCTTTATTAGCATTATAAGGATTAAGAATCTTTTTATAAAATTCATCAGGAATTTTTCCATTAAGAATATTATATTTAGTTTCAATATCTGAAACATCGCGATTAGCTTGACCTTGCGCTATAATCCAATCACAACATGAAGCATACCAATCAGCTTCTTCTTTACGTGAATTAGGAACTCGTTGTATAGGAAAGTCAAATGGTTGAAAATCAGAACGCATAAAATTAAGTTTTTAATTGTTAAAACCAATCTCGATTTAAAATATCATTTTCATCAAGATTAGTAGGAGTTAAATCTTTTCGATGTTCAAGTTCATCTTCAGCATTAATATTAAATGATTTCCATTCAATACCTCTAAGAAGTATAGAAGAAACACGGTCATAATTACCTTTAACACTCCATTTCTTTAATTCAAGAATTGTTTGATAATCATAAATACGATGAAAATTTCTAATAGTATTTCCATTTTCATCTTTACCTATTTCTTCATATAAGAATTCTTTAGTAAGTCGAACACAATCTAATTTATGAGCTTCACCAGAAATATTATATCCATAAGTAGTATTTATTTTTCCTTTAAAAGAAGAATCCCAAACATAAAGAGGTTCACAAGAAAGATAACGAAGAGCATTCCATTTACGGAAATTACTAACAGTTTCTCCACGGTTAACCTCTACATTAGTAGTACCTTCGCAATTATAATATCTTGCAAGCAAATAACAAATTCTATCAGCTTCTTCAAGAGTATCGGGACGACCATAATAAGCAGCAACCATCTTTTGTTTATATCCATTAAGATAATGAGGATTCATCCATACCATAATACTATTATGAGAATGTTTACTTGTAATCTCATCTTTATCTTTATTAACTCCAACAGGGTCATAATTAATACTATATAATCCTTTAGGAATACGTTTTCCTATTTTACCATCAGAAGTACGATATTCTTCATATTCAGGAGCAAACCATCTACGAATACAACCATGAGGGTCTTCATGTCCTCTACGAGGTACACCTAAAATATAATCATAAGTTTTCTTACCTTCTGCATGAAGACGTTCATTAGTCTTAAAAATAACTTTATTATTTTCATCAAGTTCAAGCATTCCGTCTACATAAAAATGCAAATCAGTATCAACTCTAAGTCTATCTTCCCAAGCAGTCAATTCTTCTGAACTAAATATATTCTCAGAAGCACTACTAAAAGATTCAGCAGGAAAATTAGCATATTGTCCAAGATAATTAATATAGTCAGAATACTTTTTAACAGACTCTTTCTTTTTAATACGTTCTCTACGGGCAATCTCCAATCCAACAGCTATATTACTATTACCATCTTTATCAACTCCAGTAATACCATTAATTTCACCTTGAAGACCCCAACAATAAGGTTTAAAAAATCCACAAGTTTCATTACGACAATCTCTATCCCAAACATTTTCAAATGGCATAAAATTGAAACCTTTAACATCATAAAAGTTTTGTTCAAAAACTTGCATATTACCTGATGTTGCAGTACCCCAAGCACATAGCATACCAGTAGTATAAGAACCAGTTCTCATAGCAGGCTCTGTAACATTCATAAAGTCATCAAAGTTTTCCATAGTAGAAACCTCTTCAACTTTAACTTTTACAGCGTCCTTACCGATAGCACAATCTGCATTATTAGCAGCACTAACACTAATTAATGCAGAACGCCAAGATTTATCTGCTTCTACACCACTTGGTAATTTATAACCAAGTCTAAAATCAGATTTAATAGAACTAAATATACCACGAACAAAAGGAGTATTCTCTTCATAAAACTTTAATTGGTTTACTGCAAAATCAGTAAGACCTCCAGTTTGAGTAAGATATTTTTTATCAGCAGCAACATGAATAACGACTTTACGACTTTCACAATTAATAGTATTTGCACTATCAGAAGCCATCATATAAGAAAAACCACCACGACGAGTTTTATCAATAAGTAAATGAAAACCATTTCTTTCTGCAAACTCCATAACATGAAACATCCAAAATTGACTATCAAAGAACTTTGGAAAATTATAATATTTCTTAGCAGTAGCAGTATTTCCTCTTTGAATAGTAGATTCATCAAGCTGTTCAATTCTATCATAATTAAGAAAATTATAATGAGAACCTGTTATACGAACATTATGAATACTACCATCAGGAGCTTGAAGACATGGTGCAGAAAATCCATGTTTTCTTCTATATTGTTCTCTTCGTCTAAGTTGTCTATGAGGAATAGAATCAATTTTATAAGAAGTATAACTACCTTTATGCTGTTGATAATAAGTAGCCATTTCATAAAAAAGATTAGTATTAATAAACTTCCAACCAGGACGAATATTCATAAGAAAACCACCGCTTTCTCCAATTAAAAATAAGTCATCATCATCAACAAAACCTGCATCTTTGGCATGTTGATAATGTGACTTATCTTCATTAACATAATCTAAAAAAGGATAACTTTCCATAACTATTTAAATAATAATGTCAATATCAATAATCCAATACTTATGATAGAAATTGTTTTATATTTATTTACTTTCTTTTTTTCTTTATTTATTAAATTTTGTTTATCAACAATTAAATCTTTTTGAATAGTAATATATTTATTTTTAGCATTTATTATAGAATCTTGTTGATTAACAATATCAAGAAGATAAAGACGTTCTATCATTTTAGCATTAGCATCTTTAATTAAATTTATAGGAACAGTAACGACTGTAGTGTCTGCTCGTATTAAATCCCCCGTAGAGGTATTATTCATTCTTATTTGAGCTTGTAAGTTTAATAAACTTATTAACAGCATCATTATAAGAATCTTTATACGCTTGTTGTGTATCATGTTTAATATTCTTTTTAAGTTGTTTAATAATAGAATCTCGTTTAGTAATTTCAGAATTAATACTATCAAATTTATTTTTATAATAAATATCTTTAGTATTATTGTTATTAATATCTAATTGTTGTTTATTACTATTATAACCAATTGTATAACTAATACCTATTATAACAATAAATATAACAATTAAACAACATAGGTTATTTAACTTCTCCATAACTATTTATAGCATTTTTAAGTTTTTTACTCCAAACACCAGTTTTAGGCATACCGACAGATTCTTGCATAATATTAATCGCAACAGAAACACCCATATTAACAGAAGCATCAAACATTTGATGTTGAATACCAGAGATAGTAATATCATCTAATTCCATAACATCCCAATATTTTTTCTTATAAAGTTCTTTAGCATATTTAATAACGTCTTTGTTATTACTAAGAGCTTTATTTATATCTTTAACAGATTTATATTGTTTCTTAACTTGGTCAACAATAGTCCAACCTTTCCAATTAGGATTAAATTTACGACTTATGCCAAGATAAGTTTCACCACCATTGTCATCTTTATCATTAACATAGCCTCCTTCTGCAAGAACAACTTTGTCAAACTCTATATCAAACTTTGTCATAATTATTCATTTATAACTCTATTAATCCAACCACGAAGATATTTAATATTATTTCTTTTAGCAGCAATAGAATTGTATTGTTTAATACGTTTAAGTTTATATTCATTAGTAATATATTTTTGTTTATAATATCTTATAGTATCATCTTTAATATTTAAAGCAATGTTAAGACTATCATTAGTAATATTAATATGATATAATGCATCATTATCTTTTTCAATAATATGTTTAAGACTATCAATTTGTCTATAACAATTATTTAATTCTATTGTATCTTTAACTGTAATATATTGTATATCATCAGCAACTTTATTAGTTCCACACATTATACAAATAAAACAGATAAACATTAATAATAAAATAACTTTTTTACTCATAACATTTTAATCAAAAAGACTTTTAGATTGAATACGACTTGCAGCAATAACTTTACGTCTATCATTAAGAATTTTAATAATTTCTTCTTTAAGATATTTCATTTTAAAAAGACTAACTTTCTCAACAGGATTTCGCTTAACATGATAAAGTCCATCAGGGAAACGTTTAGGTTGACCATATTCATTAAGAACAAAATCAGAATCAATATGACAGAGCCAAAGTCCTGCATTAGGAATACCAAGTATAGACTCAACCATAAAAGCATATAAAGAAAGTTGTAGATTATATATGCTACCATTACAATCGGGAAGATTGTTAACAGGAGGCAGAAGAGTATCACGTTTAGTAACCCATTCATCAGTAAGTTGATGAGGTATTTGCTTTTTATCTTTTTTATAATATCCACTTTCAAATTTAAGTCCTCCTCTATTAGTTTTCCAATCACCTATAACAAATTGGTCATCACGTATACAAAGAACATCAATAGTTCCAGATACAAGATAATCAATAAGAAATGCTCCGATTTCAGAATAAATTTTATATCCTCTATTAGTATAATAATTAAAAACATTATAAATTTCAGGATATTTATTTTCAGTAAGTTCAATAAATTCTTTAATATCGAGTTCTTTAATATTCATATTAATATTAGGAATATCTGCAACAGTAATCATTTCACCATCAGAACGAATCATATATTGAACTGCTTGTTTAAACATAGAAGAACCTTTAATTCCATCTTCCAATCCATTATGTGTATTAGTTCCTCGTTCACAAGCTTCTTTTGTTATATCAGCCCATTGTTTTTCAAGACGCTTTTCACTTATATGAAGTTCTTGTGCTTTCTTTTTAAGCCAATATTGTTTATCAAACTCAGGCTTATATTCATGTAAAAGAGTAGTTGCAGATTTATATTCATTACCAAAAGAATCATTATATTTATGACCATCTTCTTTAAAGATAAGTCTTATATCATTGTATCTTGTATCTCTAAGTGTAAGCATACGCTAAATTCGTTTACATTTATCTATATCAACTTTTATAAATTTATGAGTAATATCATCACATATTAAAAATTTATCAGAAGTTAAAATTCCTCCTTCTATAAATTCTATAACTTCTCCAGTACTATTAGTAATAAAATCATTTATATTGGTTTCTGGATAAATATCACTTGCAGCACCATAACCAATATAATCGACTATTTCATATTTAACTTTAATAGGTTTCATCAGCATCCATTGAGCTAAGAATTTGTTTACCTCCACGAGCAAGTTGCTCTTCTTCTTCATTACGAAGATTATCATAAGCAACTCCAAGAGCTTTTGTTAAAGCAGGTATTTCGACAATACGTTTGCTAACAGCATCCATCATTGCAAGTAAAGAAGTAATATCTTCATCACCAATCGCTCCTTGAAGTTTTCTATTAAGTTGTTCATTAATTCTATTAGCAGCAATAGAAACAAGATGTATAGATTTTTGTAAAATTTCAAGAGCAATACCAGCTTCAGTAATATTTTGTTTATAGTATTTATCTATAAGTTTTTTAACAAGAGAATCTGGCTGATAATCATTAGGAAGATTATAATTATCAATAGCCATTTTAAGACATTCTGCATCACTAAGACCTTGTTGCTTTGCAGGACTTTTAGGGTCACCAAGATAATAAATAACTCCACACTCTGCAATATATTTTCTTTTATCTTTTGTAGTATCTCGTTGCCAAAGTAATGCAACATCTTTATCTTGAATTTGACGAATATTAGGAAATTTAGGCATTCCTGTTTCGTCAATAGTAATCATTTTTTCAATTACAACATTATTCATATTATTATTTTATTCTTTAAGAGATTGATACCATTCTTCCCAATCAGCATCAAAAGGAACTTCTTTAAGCCAATAAATACTCATAATAAAAAGTTCAGCATAAGCTCTACCAAGATTTCTTGCTAAATAATCATACTTCTTTTTATTTACTTTTTTAATACGAGTAATTATAAGTTTATATTCATCCTTTTCTTTTTGCTTTTCTTTAAGTTCACCAACAAAATCTTTAATATATTGACGATAACCTTCTTTAGTAGTATTATTTCTTATAGCACTAAATGTTTTACGACTTTCATTAAACTTTTTTCTAACAGGATTAATTCTAACACATCCTATAAGAGGAATTTGTGCTACTTTTTGTTGGCGAATAGTATTAGCAATAGATAATCCAAGACTATCAATAATATCAATACAAAGTCGTTTATCTTCTTCAGTTTTAAAATCAAGTTCATTAATAATATCTTCTTGAGTTTTAACAACAACTGCAAAGCTATTGTCTATTTCTGCAATATTACTTTCTAACTGCTGTTCCATAAGTATTTGCAAGTTTAGCAAGAATAGTTCGTACTAAATCCCCCGTAGAGGGAACAAGTATGAACTATCTTGCATTTGTAGATTATGCTTGACAATCTTCTGATAAAACAACATAAGGGTCGCAAGTAGTTATACCTGTAACAGAAGCAGCAATATCATTAACTGGAACTATCTTAAATTCCATTATAATAATATTAGGAGCATTCTTAGCACTTACCTTTTGTTTTAAAGAAGTGTCATAAGCAACCTCTTTAGAAGTATTAGTCATAAAATTCTTAATCAGCTCTTCGTCACTATTAAAATAGTTACGAGCAGAACTCAAAGATATTGCAGTTTTACAATTAATATGAACACCTCTTTCAAGATTTGTTCTATCAATTATAAGACGCTCACCAACTTTAGCATTGATAGTTTCAGAATCTTCTTTAGAAATTTTAGCCAAAAGAGGAGTAACTGCTACATTAGTACTTCTATTACTATTAATAGCTGTTACAAAATCAAATAGCTTAGTTTCAAAACAAAGAGCTACAATACAATAATGAGGAGGAAGCATAACATTTTCTGTAATCATAACAAGGTCTTCAACAGAAACTTCACTCAAATTTGTTGGAAAATTAATTCCAAATCTTCTTTTTTTACTTTTAATTGTAAGCATAATAATTTTATTTTAAAGATTAATAAATAAATCATGATGTTTATAATCACCGTCTCCTACTTTAAGATTACTAACATTTGTCATAATAAAAACATTTTTAGAATTAATACTAAGACAAAGATAATAAACTTAAATGAGAACTCCAAATAAATTCATAATAAAATTTGGATTAGTAACAGTAATAAAAACAATAGCACGAGCTACTTTACCTTAGCGTACACATATATAATATATAATATATATAATATATAATAATATATTATTATTACTACGTAATAATAATATATATAATATATATTATATAATATATAATATT